GAGCCGATTGTTGCCGGCTGGTATGCCCCTATGAAAGTGGCGGAAGAGCGCATTCTGAAACAGCATTGTTTGTCTGAGACCTATATTCCTCTCCGCAGCCTGGAGCCTTATTACGTGCGGGTCGCATCCCGCTGGACAACCTTTCTGACAGGCAAGAAGGTCGCAGTCGTGAGTTCGTTCGCGAAGACGATTGAGAAGCAGCTTGCGAAGAAGGAGGCTGTGTGGGGGCTCCAAGCAAACACTCTTCTTCCCCATAGTGCGGAGTGGTTTCCCGTTCGGACGGGTTATTCACCTGCACTTGCGAGGGGGCGAGCTGGATGGCCCGACGGCGTCAATACGTGGCAGGATGCGGTCGCATATTTGACCGACGAGGTCATGAAGACGGGCGCAGAGATCTGTATTATTGGCTGTGGAGGGCTAGGAATGATTCTCGGTGCGGAGCTGAAGCGGCGCGGCCTGCAGTGCATTGTGCTGGGCGGTGCGACACAGGTTCTCTTCGGCATCAAGGGTAAGCGCTGGGCAAATCACGATGTTATTTCCAAATTCTGGACGGATGCGTGGGTCTGGCCGTCACTAGAGGAGACGCCTGGTGGTGCTGATGGTATAGAGGGTGGGTGTTACTGGTAACGTGGACAAAAATTGAACGCGGCACATGCGGAATTTAGTGACACCCGATAGAATGGACCCTCGCTGTTTCTCGCACTGGCCCTGGAATCAGAAGTGTGATACGGAGTGCCCACAGGATATTGCGCATTCCGAGATTTATCACGAGTTCTTCGTCAAGAAGGAGAAGGTTGTGGTTGAAGTTCCCAAGTGCCTGCCTGGCTTCGTCTGGACCGGCGTCCGTTTCACTACGAGCGAGCCTGACACAATCACATGGTATCCTCTAGGAATTGTTGTGCCGACACCCGCAGGTGAGAAGCCCCTCCTCCACACAATCTTCATCCAATACGGTGAGTGGAACATTCTTCCGATTGAGTTCGGCCCCGAGTATATCGAGCTCCTCGGGAAGCCCCTTCTGAAGTTCCAGTTCCCGTTAGACACGACCGGAAAAATTGAGCTTCTAGCACAGAAGCTCACATGAGACTGCAGTATGCGAGCGATTTACATTTAGAACGTTGGCCCAAGACAACTTATGAAGAGGTCTTGAAACCCGTTGCTCCTGTGATTGTTCTCTTAGGAGACATCTGCCCCTTAGACAATGCTCACCTCCGCCCCTTTTTTGAGTGGTGTTCTGAGAAGTGGAAGACGGTTGTCTGGATTCCCGGCGATGTAGAGGTCTGGTATTCCGGCTTCGCGCGTGTAGACGATGCGGTGGCGGCTATGAAACATCGGACGTCATCATTTCAGAATGTCCACGTCCTCTACTGTGAGGCGATGGGAAGTGACGACGGTCTCGTCCTTCTGGGCTGTCCTCTCTGGCGGCGGCCGCGTGACGAAGTCATGCTCCACGTGACTGGAAAGATTTGGGCAAAATCAGATCCGTGTCCGGCTGACAAGGGTCTGTTTTTGTATGAATACAATCGGTGTCGCCGCTGGCTACAGACTTATTTGGCCGGCTGCCTGAAGCCGGTTGTTGTGCTGGGCTGCTACGCTCCTCTGCCGTGGCTGACGGAAGAGGAGTGGATTCAGGAGAAGACGAGCAGCACGAATGCGCCCGAGCTGGAGCTTTTGCTGCGGCCACCGCTGGTTGCGTGGTTATATGGCCACTGTCATGTGCCGAATACGGAGAATTATACATGGACTGCGACGACGGGTCAGGCAAATACTGTGCTACTTACGAGCAATCCTCGCGGATATCCACTGGTTGGAGAACCAGGTGAGAAGAAGAAAACGAATGGCTTCAAGATGGATGCGGTTGTTCGGATTGACCCGTCCCTCTATTTGGATGCTTCCTCCGCCTGAATCTTCTGCAGAGACCGCTCAAAGCCCTTGATTGCAGGACCGAAATTCGCCATCGGCATGAAGGCAATGGGCCGCTTGGAGCGGACGTGGGCCATTGCTTCGTCTGAGGAGACTTTTGCTGTTGCTAAGAGAAACATCGCAACCACGGCGGCCGATCGCTGCATGCCTGCTGCACAGTGAACGAGAATTGTCGCGCCGTTCCTATATTCCTGACATAGTTTGCTGACCGTTTCAAATGACCAGAGCTCCATGTTCCGAATCTCTTCGGGTCTCAGATTATCGTCAACCGGCACTCTGTAACAACGCTTCGCAAGAGAGTGAAATGGGATATCCTTACTGCAATTGAAAACAGTATAAATGTTTTTTGACTTTAAAAACGCTTCGTCGTGTGCGGCTTTGGCATTTCCTAACCACAACCTCGCAACTATTTCATTTGCGTTGTCTGCGGGCGGAATGACGAACATCCCTCTATATAGACCTTAAAATTGAAGTTTAAGTCTGCCTAGAAAGCATCACAATGTTATCACGCCATCTTTACCGTATTGATGAGGTGAAAGCATGTTGTTACTTAGCTCTGTTGAAGCGAAATTACCGAGAGGGGTTGTTCTGGAGTATGGAACTCTGCGATACACTGATGAGTGCCGAACTCCTGGAAATCATGTTACGCGCGTGGTTCTATGGAGGTGGTTCCTATCAGTTGCTAGTTGACCTACTCACGCTTATGAAGAAGGATGAAATCGGTGCAGAGGAGATTCTTCCCTTCGTTGGTGGACTCTGTGCAGCCGAGAAGGATGTGAGCGTCTTCTATTTACTTGCCAGGGGATCCGCCGACTGGGAGAAGCAGCCTGATACGTTTGCGTTTAGAGTAGCAGGCCAGGCGCCCGAGATGGCTGCCATTAAACAGCGGAAGATTCTCTTTGCGTGGACTTTGCTGCGGTGTCGCTGGTCCTCTACCTCAGAAGGAGGTGGTGCCTGGCCTCTCCTTCTGAGCCTATCTACGCCAAAGACAGGGTCCGTGCTGGAGCTTCTCAAGGAGCAGACAGAGTTCGTCTGGGAGAGCAGGGCAGCGGCGCTTCTTCTGGTATGTCAACCCAAGGTCGCGACCGCGCCTAAATATTATGTTGACGAGAGGCTGGTGGCGGAGTGGTCCGAGCTGGAGGGGCGGAGGGCACGGCGCCAATTTAAGACGCGCTCCGAGGCATGTCTACTCTATTCTGAGCGCGGCAGGATGCCACGAACCACGACAAATATCGAGGAAATCCGAGAGCCACTCACGGCTCTTCATGGCTCGCCTTACTGGGATGCAATCGCCGCCGAGTTTGGTGGCTGGAAGCCTATCTATAAGAATGACGCCTCAAAGGAGGCATTCTATGACCTCTATTTCCCGGATGATATTCCAGACGAATGGTCAGCGGCCGACCAAGAGAAGAGTCATGGGCGGGGTTTCTCGGTCGGCGATGACGCGGAAACAGAGAAGCGCCAGTTCATGAGCTTGTATGGAACGGCTCCCTCCCTGGGGCTCGTTTCCTGGACACACGATGCTGCGCGCTGCGACCTTGACCTGGCTCTCTATGAGACGAGGCAGGAGGCGTGGGCTACCATACAGAGGGGGTGGAACATGGTTCCCAAGGCTAAGAAAATTGTCCTTTGTAAGTAGATGCCGAATACGACTCGGCGCTTAGTAAAGCGGCATAAGCGACAACAAAAAGGTGGCGCTACAGAATTATACCATACTGTCGGTGAACTAACAAAAGAAAAAATTACACACATTTTTTGTAAGGGGCGCCGCCTAGACGACTTTCCTTCGGCGGAGCGCCCTCTCTTTCTCCTAAAATGGGGGCCCCCAGGGTCCGGAAAAAGTTCGGCCAAGATTCGCTCTTTTATTGAAACACTCGGCATTTCCCCAGACGATTTTATTGATTATTCACCGGACAAAATTATTGAGAACCTTATCCCGTATCGGTTTGATTCCGCGCTTGCGAAGGCCGAGTATGAGAGAATGAAGGCTGATTACCAGCGCAAGGACTATGCGGCGGTTCGTGAACGGCTTTCATCTTATGTGCTGAATCTGAGGGGGCGCTATACAAGTTCAGTCAAGAAGAATGTAGATGCGTTTGTGAAGAGCTGGGCGGGAAAACACCCTATACCCATCTCTAGGATGGACGAATTTAATGAGATTCTTGATGCAATCTTGTATGACAAGTCTACAAGTGTTTACACATATTATAGAACCAAAAACAAGACAGCATCTACACAGACAATTCGCGAACGAATGCGCGATATTCTGGCCGACTTGTTTAAAAAGCGCAAACATATTCAATATGAATCAGGTGGTGCGGGATATGGAGAGGATCAGCACCGGCGAAAGCTCGTTGATCAGTTCACGCCCCACCGTGTGGCCAGAACTCTTGCGCGCGACTCTGTAAAACCTTCCTTTATTGAAATCTTTAGGAATACACAGGAGGAACTGCTCGGAAGAATAAACTATGATTCTGAAAACATGCCTATTGGTATTGACGAGGCGTCAATTGGGCCCCACACCGTCCCTCTCACACACCGCGTAATTGTTGTCTATCCCATCATTCCGCGCGATATGATCGCAGAACGGGCGCAGAAGAGGGCGGGTCACATGTTTTTTCAGAAGAACGATGTGTCAATTGACAATATTGACTTGTATAGGAGTCTCATGTTAGAATATGCGAAGGAACTGTTTACTATGTTGGGTGGAGATGGACCTGTTCACGAGATTGTGGATGCGGCTCTCCAGGCGGAGCAAGAACGGTATGGCGAGGATTCGTCGGGCTCATATACTGAATACGTCAAAGACCTTCTTACTAGATTTAAGACGTTGGAAGAGGGAGAGTTGATATCAATTCCCTTTTTTAGAGGGATTGGGCCAAGGACAATTATGGATAGCGTGGAGCAGGCCTTCCAGTATTCCGTTGATTATTTTTTGAAACAGTATCTTCTCATAGGAAGAATTGAACAGGTGGTCTATATTAATACCGCCTAAGGTCAAAAACTACTTAAAATCTTTTCACATCAACTATTCATATGAAGGATATTCCTGCCATCGGTATTGACCTCGGCACGACCTATTCTTGTGTCGGCGTTTGGCAGAACGACCGTGTAGAGATTATCGCAAATGACCAGGGGAATCGCACGACTCCCTCGTATGTCTCTTATACGGAGGAGGAGCGCCTCGTTGGTGATGCGGCGAAGGGTGTTGCGGCGTCCAACCCTGCGAATACAGTCTTTGATGCGAAGCGTCTTATGGGTCGTCGCTTCAACGATTCGCTCGTGCAGAGCGACATGAAGCACTGGCCTTTCAAGGTGCTGGAGGGCGCGGCCGAGAAGCCGGTTATCCAGGTCCAGTATAAGGGCGAGACGAAGCGCTTCCAGCCCGAGGAGATCTCGGCGGCCGTTCTTCAGAAGATGAAGGCGACGGCGGAGGCGTATCTCGGTGGCGAGGTGAAGAATGCGGTTATCACGGTGCCTGCGTATTTCAATGATGCGCAGCGCCAGGCGACGAAGGATGCGGGTGTCATCGCCGGCCTCAATGTGCTCCGCATTATCAATGAGCCGACGGCGGCGGCCATCGCGTATGGCCTGGACCGCTCGTCCAAGGTCGGTGAGCAGAATGTGCTCATCTTTGATTGTGGTGGGGGCACTCATGACCTTAGTGTGCTCACGATTGATGGCGGCATCTTTGAGGTTAAGGCGACGGCGGGCGACACGCACCTTGGCGGCGAGGACTTTGACAACATTCTCGTCGACTACTGCGTCGGCGAGTTCAAGAAGAAGACGAAGGTGGACCTGAAGGACAACGCCAAGGCCCTGCGCCGTCTCCGCACGGCGTGCGAGCGTGCGAAGCGTAACCTGTCGTCGGCGACGCAGTCGACGATTGAGGTGGATTCGCTGGCGGACGGCCAGGACCTCCAGGTGCCGCTGACGCGTGCGAAGTTTGAGAGCCTGTGCGACTCCCTCTTCCAGCGGTGCCTCGGCCCCCTCGACGGCCTCCTCCGCGACGCCAAGATGTCAAAGGAGCAGATTCACGAGATTGTGATGGTGGGTGGGTCCAGCCGCATCCCCCGTGTTCGCCAGCTGCTCAGCGACTATTTTGGTGGAAAGAAGCTGAATGACAGCGTGAACCCCGACGAGGCGGTGGCCTATGGCGCGGCGGTTCAGGCGCACATCCTCACGAAGGGCGACAGCAAGGACGACCGCACAAACGAGCTTCTTCTGCTGGACGTTGCGCCGCTGTCTCTCGGCATTGAGACGGCGGGCGGTGTCATGACGCCGCTCATCAAGCGCAACACGACCATCCCCACGAAGAAGACGCAGACGTTCTCTACGTATTCGGATAACCAGGCGGCGGTTGATATCCTGATTTACGAGGGCGAGCGCGCAATGACGCGCGACAACAATCTGCTCGGCAAGTTCCGTCTTGACGGTATCCCGCCGATGCCGCGTGGCGTGCCCCAGATTGAGATCACCTATGACATGGATGCGAACGGTATCCTCAATGTGTCTGCGGTGGAGAAGGGCAGTGGCAAGACGAACAAGATTACCATCACGAATGACAAGGGTCGTCTGACCAAGGAGCAGATTGAGAAGATGGTGGCGACGGCGGAGCAGTATGCCGAGGATGATAAGAAGAACATGGAGAAGGTGGAGGCGAAGAATGACCTGGAGTCGTATCTCTACAATGCGCGCAACACGATGCGCGAGGAGAAGACGAAGGAGAAGCTGAGCGAGGAGGACCGCAAGGCGGCGGAGGACCACCTCCAGACAGGTATGACATGGCTGGAGGCGCACGGTGATGCTGAGACGGAGGACTTCAAGACGGAGAAGAAGCGGGTGGAGGAGCTGGTGCGTCCTCTTCTCATGAAGCTGTATGGCGCGACGGATTACAGCAACCCTGATGGACCGGTGAAGCATGGCACCGATGGCCCTGAGCCTGGTCCGAAGGTTGAGGAGGTGGACTAAGAGCACTTCATCCGCCCTATCACGGCGCAACCAATTCTAGCACCAGAATGGCCCGTCGTATGAGAATCATCGTGACCCCCGCGACCGTAATCGTCGGGGTCACCGTGGACAATAACAGACCTACCAAATAAATCGGAAATCTGAATTCCAGCCAAGTAATAACTGCCTTCAAATGGCCCACTATCTGTCGATATATTTCCTAAATCCCCTGTGTGCCTCTGAGAGGTTGTGCCCGGTGGACCCCCGTGGTGCTGCGGCTCACCCACATGAAAATGATCACATGCACCCTTACATCCCTCTCCCCGTAAGTCACCAGCCTTGTGAATATGGAATCCGTGTTCACCATGAGGAAGTTCTGTAAAAAAAGCACGGACCCTTACACCCTTCGGTGTATTCGTAAATACGACTTCCCCTTTCACGCCACGAGTCGTGAAAAGTGCAACGGCCATTTGTAGTAGTTTATATTTTATATCTTTACATAAAATATAAATGTCCGATTATATGGTTGTTACAGGGAATATAGATGATTTAGAGCGTAGAGTAAAACGGGCATTAAGTGAGGGTTGGTCATTGCAGGGTGGTGTTAGTATCGTGCCTCTGAAGATGAACACACGAGCCGATTCAGTACCAGCATTCAACACCAAGGACCAGCGTACTGTAGGGATAATAAAAACAAATTTTATTGAAAATTATTATGCTCAAGCACTAACTAAACCTATGGCGCAAGGTGGCCGCCGCAATACTCGCCGCCGCCGGTAATTTAAATAGTATACCAGCTCTTCATACTGCGAATAAGTCTTTCAGACTTGATGCGAACAATCAGATTATCATCAGACCGCCCGCAAATCTCATTTGTCCAGTAAGCCTTACAAAGTGCAACCCACTCTTGAATCATATTACTGTCCCACTTTTTTGCCAGAACATGTAGAACCAAGGATTCACTAGGGGGCCCATAGCGAATGTGATGTGTGTATTCACCAATGATAAAGTCCATTACAAAGTCAATTGTAACGTAGTTTGTCTTATCTGAGATAATAATATCCAAACATCGCAACTTCATCGGAACTTCATGCCGATTTTCCAGCTTTCCTATATTGAAATTCACAGAGGCAAATGCCTCCCACAACCAATGGGTTACGCCTACCCTGTGCAATTGATCGTGGAGTGAAATGAGACCACCATAGCTTAGAGGGCTATTCGTATAAGGATTGCGAGGCGGCAACGGCTCAAGAAAGAGCTGGTCGTGGTTGAGAAGTCGGTTAATCGTGTCACGCAGAATCGTGATAGCCTCAAACTGATAGGATGTTCGCGTCTTCCAGTCAATAAACACAACCCGCTTCTTTGGAATCTCCTGGGTCGCAATATCATCTTCGTTCATAATTCGGATATGCTTCAGCCTCCAGAGATTCATAAGCTTCTTCATAGCCCAGCGAATCTTCATATTTTTTGTATATACATCATTTACAGATTCACAAACAGCGTCGTGTGTTAAATAAGTCGGAAAGGCCGCGGCACCCATGCCATACGCCACAGAGGTGGCGGCGAATGTTAGACAGAATGTTAGACTCGCAAGATAGGGCTCGGTGAATGAATTGGTTGTGGTCAAGTCAAGCTGTCGCTGGAAGAAGGAGAGGTCTGTTCTGGGAAGTAGGAGCCATGACTTCGGCCGGCCGGTGAACTTTGGTGTAACAGGGACGCTGTTGGGAGGTATAAGAATACGTTTGACGCGGCGAGGGTGGGGTGGAGTAGGCGGGGATCGGCCGATGGTGAACATACCATATAAAAAGAGGGGTTGTTTGTCAAATTTATGCGGACTTTATATTAAAGACGCGGCCTTTACCTTCCTCCAGCAAGAAGCCAGCGTGTAGTAGTCCATCAGAGTCCCGCAATTGCTGCCAGACGGGAAGGGGTGGCTTCACTGTAGTCGTTCCATGTAGCTCGTGGTGAAGACATGCCGTCTTTCCTAGAACAATCGGCTGACCACAGACGCGCAGAACGGCGGTGTTTTCGGCAGTCGGATACACATGCTTACACCGCATGCTCTGTAGGTCAATCATCTCGGCACCTTCCTCTTCGAAGAGGTATGCTTCCACTTTTTCAGATGCAAGCGCCTTCAAGAGCGGCTGCTCCGATTCTCCCAGTGTTGCGGCGATTTCCTTGGCCAGTCGTTTGACTTTTGCCTGGAGAGCTGACTGGAATGTATCCCAGTAGATCTTGGGAAGAGGTAGTGACGTCATCGTAACCACCAGCGGATAAACGGTCGCCTCAAATTTTAGATGTGAAGATAGGATGGCGACTTGGGGCCCACTCTTATGGAGACTTTTACATACTGCCGCTGAACATCTGGGGAAACCGCGCCCCGCTCTACTTCAGACAGACGAAGTGAATCGTTGGATATTCGTATTGAAGTCGGTGGAAAATGCGATGCCGTGTCCTCTCTGTAGAGCGCATTACAAGGAATGGCTTTTACGGAACCCGGTTACGCAGTTTACAACTCTGCGGGGGACCGTTCTACGCGAGAGGGCCAGAAAGTGGCTGTATGATTTACACGAGAATGTAAATGTGGGAAAGAGCGTCATCTCTGGCATTACAATCGAGCAAATGCCGGAAATGTATGGTTCTCTCAAAGGTTATCAAGAGGCGGTGGACAAATTCATAGCCATCACGAAAGACAGTATACAATACGGTCATGTCAAGGCAGACGGGCTCTGGCAGTTTAGGAACAATCTTCATTATTTACGGAAGATTGCCGATATGATTTAATTAGACAATTAAACCGTAACATTAATTAAACTACCGGTCTGAATAGGTCGTACCCCCGTCATTTTATAAGCATAGGCCCTAATGAATGAACTTACTATACCTACTAAAATAAGAGCAAGAATCAGGATAAAGATGAATGAAGGTGAGAGTCCAAGTATTTTCATTTAATAAGTAAGAAGATAATTATTTATACACTGGTATTTATACACACTTGTGGTGGCGGCTCACTCGCTCCTATGGGCAAAATCTTAGCGGCAATTCCAAACACGTCACTGGCGCGGGCGCCGCAGATAGAGGCGAAATGATACCAGCCAACGCCAAGAGGAATCATAGTTACAACAGCGACGCCGATTCCGAATGCGGTTTCGCAGCCGGTTGTGTAACGCATAGCTATAAATGCGATTGTGATAATCGTCGTGATAACGATTGCCGTAATTGCTTGCTCTCTCCGATTTCTGACCTTCGCCTCGGATGCATTAGGATCTGAAGGTAGGTTGTAGAGCTCGGTTGCATTTTGCAAGAGATAGCCTACAAAGAAGAGGAACTGTGCCATCCAGAAAGAGGGGGCTACGCTGAGAGCAGGGCCGCCGCGCCCTCCTTCAGATGGCACGAGATTACAGATATCGTAATTTGCTATTTGAGGTAAGAAGTATTTACGAAAAGTCACGTAGATAAGGAAGGGAATACCGATTAAAAGTGATATACCTACAGCTGTTACTGGGATAAATCCTACGATATATATTGCTTTATCTGCAGACGAGTCCATTCTACCATATGAACTTATTTTTAAGGAAGCTCAAAGAGCTCCCTTAAAAATAAGATTCATCGGTTAATCTGTCGTATGACATAAAAATTAAGGAAGTTTTAACTTCCTTAATTTTTAGTCACGACGGTATCTACTAGGTATAACTTAATCTAAGTTTAAGATTTGTAAACGCCCATTGAAGTCCTGCCGCAGATAATGGAACAATGGTAATCTGTCCAAGAAATAATATAATCAGACCGAGGTTACCGAGGCCGAACCCCATGAAAAAGCTATAGGCGATTAACATAAGAGGAAGCGCCATAAAAGCGGTAATCGTTGTTTGTTTTATGCTTTCTATCGCCGTCGGCATTCTACAATACTGTGATAACTTTAAAATTAAGAGGATGCTCTCTGGGTGCAAATATACATCTTTTCTCCCGTAGCCGTCTTATTTCGTAGAAGAGGTATGCCCGATAAGTTTGTGCTGTCGGGTCCAAACAGTTTCAGATTCTGGGTGACCAGCGTTGTTCCAACGAGGAGGCCGAGCGCGATGCTTGCAAATACGACCAACATTGACTCGCACTTGTAGAACATGCGGTAGCAGCCCAAGAAAAACAGGAGAGCGCAGAGGGCCATAATAGAAATATAAAATCGGGGGGCATAGTCGGGGCCCAGCGCCTCTAATTCTTTGATTTGGTTGCTGAGACTCGTGAATACATAGGAGGCGGCCACGCTTATCATATAGAGCGGGGGGGACGGAAATGCAGTTCTCTGATCGGCCGTGAAAAATGAGAGGCTTGAGAGCGTGGGCGAACTGAATCCTGTCTTGCAATCCTTGCTCGTAAATTGTTCCAGCGGTTTCACAAAACCGAGATTTAACTGGGCGATGGCGCTGCGGACGAGGTAAAATCCGAGGATACTTTCAAGAAGACTCATGAAGAAGATGAATTGTGCATAGGATGTTGTAAGAATGGACATCAGACCAGATGTTGCAACGATACTGTCGGGGAGAATTCTGATTATTTCATTTAGAACTGACAGGGGGTATTTCTGAAACCAGGCTGCTGCCATCTCTGCATTATATGGAGACTTAAGTATTGGAGACTTAAGTCTCAGACACTTTAATAAATAGAGAGATGGGTATACCATCCTATTTCAAACGGTTAACAGAGTCGGTGCGTGGCATTTTATCTTCTCAAATTCAAGGCAATGTATCCTGTTTACTTGTAGATTTCAACTGTATTGTCTATGGCTGCCTGCGTAGCACAACGCTTCCTCAGTATACTCTTGAGACTGAAGAGGCGTGGGAACGCGCCCTAAATGAGGAAGTATGCAATACACTTGTCGGTATTTGGACGGCTGCGTCGCGTCCTGCGAAGGTTTTTATTGCTGTGGACGGCGTTGTGCCGATGGCGAAGATAAAGCAGCAGCGGATGCGGCGATTCAAGTCGCTGTGGTGGGCCGAGAAGGAATACGAGACGGGTGTTCGCAAACACGGTGTTGAGCGGTGGGATACGAATGCAATCACGCCAGGGACTGCGTATATGGAGGTGCTTTCAAAACGCCTTCAACAGCTATGTGCCGCCCGCCCTGGCTGGACTGTAAGCACATCAGATGAGCCGGGGGAGGGCGAGCACAAGGCGATGGCGTGGATTCGGAATTGTGGCGGCGGTGGAAGTGACGGCACAGTCGTGGTGTATGGTCTCGACGCCGACTTGATTCTGCTTGCCATGCTCACTGGGCGGGAGTATCTGACACAGCCGTGTGTGCTAATGCGCGAGAAGACGGAGTTTGGAAAGGAGGCGGCCAAGTTCGGGGCGGCGCCCTTCCTGTTCTTCTCCGTCCAACACCTTCTTTCAAGCTTGTGCCCTAAGGCAGAGGAGCCTAGTTTTCTTCTTGATTATGTCGCCGTGATGTGTTTGCTGGGAAATGATTTTTTACCGCATGGACTGACACTCAAGATTCGTGATGGAGGGCATGACGTTCTTCTTGGAAAGATGCGCGGTCTGAGGGCGGGCGGCCTCTCTTTTGTTGACTATGAGACGAAGGCCGTGAACTATGAGACATTTCGGAGGCTATTTGAGGAATTGGCAAGGACGGAAGAGGCGAGCCTGCTGCAGGCGATTTACACGAAGAAGAGCATGCGACCAATGCCGCCTAGGTCGGATGCTGAGCGACTGATGATGTCTGTTCAGGGTCTTCCTGCACAGTGGTTTGTGGAGAAGGAGTTCTTGGAAAAGGGGGCGCTTCGTGCCGACTGGAAAGAGGTGTATGAGCATCATGTGCCGGATGGTGCAGTTAGGGAGTATCTCTATGGGATCCAGTGGGTGGTTAATTATTATGTTGGTCGGCCGGTGGATTTGATGTGGTATTATCCTTGGCACTTGCCGCCGCTTTGGACTCGACTTGTCGAGTCCTCAACGCAAGAGCCGCTTTGGACTCGACTTGTCGAGTCCTCAACGCAAGAGCCGCTTTGGACTCGACTTGTCGAGTCCTCAACGCAAGAGCCGCTCGCCGAAACGGACGTGCAAGAACCCCTGAAGCCGCAAGAGCAGCTTGCCATCGTTCTCCCCATGGACTCGTGGCATCTGGTTCGCAACACCGAGTTGCGCCGCGCACCTGCCCTATTACCCCAGTTCTGGCCAAAACGGTTCGGCTTCATGTCGCTTGGTAAGTCATGGATGTGGGAGTGTGAGGCGGATATACCTATTCTGACGCCCGGCCGATTGCGGTTTGCTTTGAAAACGTAAGAGGGCTAGTCATAATAGAGATGGGTAACGTTCCCTCAATTCCCGCACCCCATATTCGCATTTATCAAAATGTAACACAGATACGAGACCCAGCAAAACGCGTTGATATGATTCAGACACTTCTTGCCGGCCCCGAATATGTTCAGAGTGCTAAGAGAGGTGGTGTATATGCCCATTTACTCGCATATGTCTCGCGGGTGCAGAAGGGACAGTATCCCGACGCATTGCCTGGGGAGCGGCCTCCTGTAACTCCGACACATCAGCAAGTCCAAGCACAGGCGCAAAATCACCAGATAACAACCCGAGAGGAGAAACCGCAGAATCCGTATACCCAGTTGACACGCCCTCGTGGAAAGGAGAAGGCCATCGGCTATTTTCAAAGCAGTCTGGAAGTGCTAGGTTTAGAAGAGGAGGTCGCGCTAACAGAGGAGGCTCTCAACAAGGCCTACAAGAGGGCTGCTCTACGCACTCACCCAGACAAGGGAGGATCCGAAGAGAAGTTTGAGGCGGTCACGCGCGCCTACGCCTATCTAACCGAGATTCTACGCAGAATAAATGGGGGGCGCACAAAAGCGAGCGTCGTTGAGGCGCCTACCGCTATTCAGGAGACTCGCACGGGCGATGCGAAGAACTGGAAACAGGTGGAACCGATTCGCCTGAATCCGAAGAAGCTGGATGTCGACGCATTCAACAAGATGTTTGAGCAGACGCGAATCCCTGATCCCGACGATGACGGCTATGGCGACTGGCTATCAAATAAGACGGATGTGGCCGCTTCAGGTCAGAAGTTCGGCGGCAAATTCAATCGCGATGTCTTTAACAAGATGTTTGAAGAACAAGCGAAGGCGTCGTCACAACCTCAGACGCAACTCATGAACTTGTCTCCTCAGGCTATGATGCTTGCACCGAACTCGGGTGTAGAGATTGGTCGTGGAAAGTCCGAGAGCTATACCGCCGCTGCGAATGCGAATCTGAAATACACGGATCTGAAGCAGGCATATACCCAGGAAAATACGATTTCTCAACAGGTTTCCAATGTTCGGGTTGAGGCGCGTGATTTGAAGAGGTATCAGGCGAGCCGCGATAAGGCCCCCGAGCCTCTGACTGACCATGAGGCAGGTCTACACGCAGAGTCTGAGCGGCAGGCGGCGGAGAGAGAGCGTCAACGGCAGCTCAGAGTCGCACAAGAAGGAATGTTTGCGGATGAATATTTCCAGAGGATGAAGCGACTCGTCATCAGTAACCAATAAAATCCCCCGTATGTAGAGAGATATGAACAAGGGAGTACTTATAACTGTAGGGCTTGTCATGACGATTGCAGTTTTAGTGGCAACCGTTACGGCCTCCACAACAATTGAACAGAATCCTTTCCGCGATACTAAGCTTCTAGAGAGGGGTATGGGTCTTCCCGTTATCTGGCTGTATCTCAATCCGAGCGATGTGAATAGTCGCTCATGGATGGATTTCATGGGCCGCTCCTCGCGCGCTATGAATGTGCCCTTTCTGAATCTTTGCTATCAGACAATTGTAGTGCAGAACAAGCTGAAATACCGCGTGGAAGTCATCAATGGCCTCTCGGACGTGGCGCTCCGCTTGGGTGGCTGGAAGGCTCTGCCGACACCTCTCCAGAATCCGCTGGCGAGCGTGGGTGAGGCGGAGCTTGCCTGGATACGTGCTTCCATTCTGAAGAAGGAGGGTGGCCTCTGGTTGAGCGCGTCGTCTGTGGCTATCAAGCCGTTTGACCAGATGCCGAGCGACAAGGTCGTTTTCTTTGGCACCGATCTGGGAGAGACATTTAGTGGACCGGCGGGAACTCCTGCGCCCGGTCTCCGATGTGTATGGTCGCCGAAACCCGAGCACCCGCTGTTCGTAAAGTGGGAAGCAATGACGCGGAAGCGCCTGGATACGCAGCTGGGTGGATTAAACTTCCGCGGCGATGAGAAATGGGATGCTCGTCAGCTAGCAGGCGAGTTCGGCAAGGATGTTGAGTATCGGCCGCACGAGGAGATCTCGCGGAAACCAAATGGTAAGAGGATACAGCTTGAGGACCTTCTCTCGGCAGGTCAGCAAGGCGTCTTACCATTTGATATACAAAAACAGTCTACCTATGTTCCTATCCCCTGGACCGAGCTGGAACGTTCACGCAACTTTGGATGGTTTACTCGGATGAGTGAAGAGCAGATTATGGCTAGTGATTTAGTTATTACAGATATGTTCAAAATATCTATACACTAATTAACATGGCTTCTGGCTTGGGCCTTCGAATTCGTGCCCCTGAAAATACTCGGCGTCAAAGACAATACGAGGCTGAACAAGTGGCGCTCGGCGCCGAGCTTGTCGCTCATGCTGATGCGGAGGAAGCCGCGCGTTCTAATTCTGGAGCTAGCGAGGAAGCTCGTCTTCAACTGGCAACTCATCATAGAGCCATAATAGAAAATAGGGATAGGCGCGATCCTTCCAATTTTATTGGTATAAGAGCTGAAGACGTGTCGCCGCCGAATCCTTTCGTAAGATTTGGAAGTCCACAAATTCACATGGTGAGCCCGTTTTCATATCACAGCACAACACCTGTTGAACTAAATTCACCCGTGCCGCGTATACGTTTTGCTTCTAAGCGCATGCGCAAACATAAGCACAAGAGAACGAGTGCCAAGAAGATAGTCCCAACAAAGCGCTTTAGAAAGCTTAATCTTGTTAAGCTTCTTAATAGAACCTTAAAGAAGATCAAGGGTAGAAAGTAAAATTATAAAAATTCCACTAGCATCTCGTTTGCGCTTATATCAATATGCCTCTCATTTGTTGTGTATATTTGATACATTGTTGTTTTTTGCGCTTTATACATGCGCTCTTGAGTGCGTAAATCATACCCAAGAGGATGTAAGATGTGCCGAATAATGGTTGTTAGCCTCGCATGCGTCATATTGGAGAGGAATCGCTTGGCTTTACAGGGTATATAATATGGTTCAAGAATGGGCAGCCACTCATCAACACTCTCTAGACAGAGCTCATCCCGTGTAAACCACCGCCGTTCTTGAAGACCATGCAGCTTGAGGTGTTCAAGAATCTCGTTTACAAGCTCCTCTGGGGGGATCTTTCTAAAAAGTCTCTTGGTATCCGCCATCCCTACCTTATTATAATTAGTTCTCCTGGAAAAGTAAACGAAGCATGTCAAGAGAGTGTGTTTTTCCCTGTGCAAAATACATCCATCCTTTCAGAATTAGTTCGTGAAGACGCTGGCTTTTTTGGGGCGAAAGTTGGCCGATTTGTCGGAGCGTAATATTCATCTCGTTCAGAAAGTCCTCATAGCTGATGCCGGTCTTCCAGATTTTGAAGAAGGTTTGAATAGATGTATGTATATCATCTCTGAGATAACTGTGAAGAAGAGACACGCAGAGGGAGAAGCTTGGGGAACCAAAAATTTCAAGAATTTGTTCAGTCGTAATAAGAGTCGCTTCGGGGTATTTCGTTCCTAGGAGGATAATCATGCGTTTCATTTCGGTCGGCGTCTGAGACAGGCTTAAAAATATAAGGTTTGCAGATGGGGAGAGCTGTATATGAGTCTGCCCCGTTATTTCTATGAAGTGGTTGAAGAGTTCGAACGGTGAAATTGTCTCCAGCTCTATATGAAGACAGCGGGATTTCAGTGGGGGGATGAGATCACCCGAATAGCGCGAGCAGAAGATGAAGCGGGTAATATGATTATGCGTCTCCATAGGGCGGCGGAGGGCCTGCTGGGAAATCATAGGCAGCGAGTCCGAATCATCGCAGAGAATCCAGCGATAGATGCCCTCCTTCGCAGGGGCATGGCGAACAAATTCGGCGACAGATTGGCGAACACAGTGGATTCCGCGGTCCTGGTCCGATGAAAGATTGAGAATCCATTCGGGTCCAGGATTTTTTATATTGAACTGAGCGTAATATGCCTTTAAGAAGCAGTTCATAAGAGTTGTTTTTCCACAGCCATAACCACCCGTAAAAAAGAGGTGGGGCGGATCTTTGAGTGTTTCATTTAGAATACGAAGACTCTCTTCTTGGCCAATGAGACCTGGGTCCATTCTGTGGTTTATGGTGGAGGGCTCTTAAATGCTTAAACAAGTCGGTTAACAGATGTGCCCCAATCATACATATTAACCTGGTCATAGTATTTCATCAGATAGCGAAACTGATGCTCCTTCTCTGCTGTGAAGACGGCAAGGTCCTTAAGAATAAGGAATACGTCTGTGAGTTCGCTTTGGAGATAGCCCATAATTAGCTGGGGCGTTGAGGTGTCATCGTAAAACTCGCATCTATACATACATCCCTCACCCTTTGTCCGCCGTCTATAATTCACATGGTGGAGATTCAGTATCTCTCTGAACTTCTTCACATAATACTCCTTGATAAGCTCATCTAGCCGCGCGTTTTTTCCTATAGACGCCTTGACTTCACTGGGTGTATAGAGAAGGAAGTTCATGAAATTGCCGCTGGCGTCATAGATGGGTCTATTCTTTATCAAGTCCGTCATACATGAGGCGTGACCATATGTGATATCAAAGAGGACCTTCTTCTTAAACAACTGCTTGTTAGAAGAGTTCTCATACACCCGCTTGAAGACATCCGCGAGATCGCGTCCGCTGAAATCCTGGACCACGAGCCGCATACTATCTCTAAGAACGGATACGCATAGGGCCTGAAGAAACCACTCGTCGTCGGCATCGCTTTCGTAGAACTTGTTCTTATACTGCAGGGGGTTCTCCACAACAAGAACCTCCAAGCGGGGGGAGCTCCAGAGGTGATAGAATTCATTTTTAGAATATGTGAGTTCAGGATACTTGGTCGCAAAATATGTTTTTACAAACTCAATAGAGTGGGAGAAGGTCGGGTCAAAGTGAATGATTCGTCTGGTTTTTGCGGCCTGATCTCTAACAAAGACTGGCACAAGCTGGTCCCAGACATCGTCAAACTCGTCGATGGACGTGGCATGTGGTGCCGAACCGATACCAAGGTATGTAAACTCCATAGGAGTTGTTACGTTCTGTAAAATGTTATCAAATGCCATTGTGATGTTACGACTAGTTAGGCCGACACCTCTTCAATTTTATATTGGTGGGATGACATATGCGTTATTAATATCAGCACCCGACGGATTAATAAGAGCACCCTTCTCATCCGAGTAAACGAGGGCCTTATTGAACGAGCCATAAAGCGTCGTGTCAAAGGAAGCATAACCTGGAGGGAGTGAGTTGCTCCTGGCGCTATCTCGCAGGTATGAAGACGCATCCAAGATGGCGATAGTAAAGGCAGTGACGCCCTCGCTTAGAAGAATCCGCGTATCCGTATGATAATTGGCAAGAAGAGGATACTTGAATGTATACCATGTATCATTGAGCACATCAAATGAGTCAATCAGCCTGGGTGAGAGACGGTCTCTATTTCCATGATTTACAAAGACGGCAGCATCCGTATTTGTATAGCATTTGATACCAACCACGAGAGGGCGCATCTCATTCCAGCCAGAATGGGCGAACTTGCGGACAGTCTTTTCCAGATCACCCTCCATTCGGAACTCGAGGTCATCGTAGTTATTGACTTTCGTTTTAACACAGAGATACTTTGTAATGTTACGCTCCAGTGGCAGACATGTCTTAAGAACATCAAACTCGTTGAGAAGGGACATTATACTTGATTAGACGCCCTGGTGACGGGGCGCGGTTTCAATTTTTATTATCGTGACTTAAACATACTTTTCTAGAAAGCATAGATGTCGGCACTTAGCGCGGAGAAGGATCTCTACAAGGTTCTCGGCCTCGAGCGCGGGGCTGATAAGGAGGAGGTTCGTCGTTCATACAAGCGTCTATCAATGAAGCATCATCCGGATAAGGGGGGAAATGAGGACGATTTCAAGGCAATTTCTCGGGCCCACGACGTTCTTGCCGACGATAGAAAGCGTCAGGTATATGACATGACAGGGAATGTAGAGGGGGAGGCGGGTGCTCAAGAGGGGGGTGGGCATCCGTTTGGTGGTAACCCGTTTGGAGGTGGGGGTGGCGGTTTCCCATTTGACTTCGGAAGTATTTTCGGAATGTTCGGCCAAGGTGGTCCCGGTGGCGGCAGGCCCAATGGACCCCGTGTTCGGCGGGCGAAGGCGCCTCCGAAGGTTCACGAAATTCCTCTCACACTCGGCGACTTTTACAGCGGTCGCATGATTCAGATTCAGTTTGAGCGTCAGAAATTCTGCGATGGCTGCAAAGGGGATGGATGTAAGACGTTTGTTTCATGTGGTGCGTGTCAGGGTCGTGGCTTTGTTGAGCATGTGATGATGATTGCACCAGGAATGCAGGCAGTCCAGCATAGTCCATGTGGGCCATGTGCAGGAGAGGGGAAGCAGCCTGGGGTCGCGTGTGGCACGTGTAAGGGTCGCAAGTTCACTACGCATGAGAAGGTCTTGACGATACGCGTCGAGCCTGGAATGAAGGTGCGAGAGATGCTCATCTTTGAGAGGGAGTGCAGCGATAATCACGAGTTCGTGGAGGCGGGTGATGTTCATATTATTCTGACGGAGGCGGATGAAACGAGTGACCTCAAACGCGAGGGCACAACGCTTCATATGGATTTTCAGCTGACGCTTGCGGAGTGCTTGCTCGGGTGCCAGAAGAAGGTCAGTGGTCACCCTGGATATCCTGATGGCCTTATCGTAGATCTGCCGCCTGGTCTGATGTCTGGGACGACTCATGTGGTGGATGGAAAGGGAATGCCGCGTCGCCCCGAGGGCGGACATGGCACTCTCTTATGTCATATTCGTGTTGTCGTAAACGATGCTGAGCGTGAGAAGTTGACGTCTCAGTCAGTCATGCTGAAGGCGATTTTTGGTTAACACCTAATATCCGGCGAGCTTCGGGGCGAAGGAGCTGGGGTTCGCGGCGAGGGCCCACTCCCTGTTCATATTGCTGAGGGCGGCGGAGGCCTGGCTGCCGGACAGGAGCATGCCAGGGGCGCTCGTCTCCATGAAGCCGAGCTCACGCATGCCGCCATTCTGGCGACGGGTCGCACGGCGATTACGGCGATTGCGGCGGGTCGCACCACGACGATTGGCACGACGGCTCGCGCGTCTGCGTTTACCGCCGGACTGGTCTTTCATGCCGACGACAGCCTGGTAGGAGGCATCAAGCGGCCCCATACGGGCGGCGGCACGGAGAGAGGAGTCCAGCATGCCAGTGTCGCCAACAGGCGCGCCCATGAGGCCGCCACCTCCATGCTGAGCCGCGTGCTTACCGAGAAAGTCGAGGCCCTGGGCACCCGACATCTTGCTGGCGCTCATCATGCTGGTATCCGTAAGCTCCATCGGGGAGAGCGTGTAGGCGCCACCATACATATTGCGACGGGTTGAGCGGCGGCTTCCCTTACGACTAGTCTTACGATTCTTACGCATAACCATTTTTCTGATAGGAGATTCTATTTTTTCTTTGTCATAAGAAGAAATGGAACCCACTTGGATGAAGCCCGTAGCGAGCCGCACCGTCTGTGATTTCTTTTATATTCTCTTTTGGGCCCGTATGATTGCCGCCATCCTGATCGTGGGTCTTATGCTCTTTACTCTGATGATGGCAAAGAAGGCTGGTTATGAACTGTATGCGGCACTCTTAACACAGGCCATGGTTCTCTCTATCGTGGTCGTGGATGCCATGTTTACATATATTCTCTGCGAGCGCGCGTTAATTCCTGAGTCTAAATAAAATGACCCGGTCTCTTCTGTGGATTCTTGTTCTATTCGCGCTGGTCGCTACGGGCATCGGAGGTGCTATCGATCTAGTTGAAAATGGTAGACTCACAAAAGAGCATATGTGGAATGATGGCCTATTTATTATCTTATTGGCGATTTTCATTGCTCTTGTAATACAGTAGAGTAGACATGTATATTACAAAATAAGCTCCGAGAATTGCTACGCCTTTATCACCCTGTAGATAGCCGTGTAGTCCAAGAAGAGCATTTCCAATAATATTCAGAACTAAGTTTAGCCAATTCAAATCACGTGTTTCACCTGTTTGAATTGTCTGTTGTAGCTGGGGGAGTGTTGATATGAAAAAAATGGCAAATGTTATGTATATCAAGCTCATCTATTTAGAAGATAGTATATCCTTCTCTTCCTTTTGGTGGTTCAGGGGCGCCTGGTCCAGCACCCGCCCCTCTTGGTCCATTATTCGCCTTCGCGGTTTTGTTCTTATTATTTCTAGATGGTGTCTTCTTCGAGGCGATGAGATGATCAGCCATCTCCGTGCTCGGCATATCTACAATTTTGTGGCCAATTCCTATCTTAGAGACTTCCTCTTCCGTAAGACCTAGACCCGCAAGTTCCTCCTCCGTAAGACGATGGGGATTGGACGATTTCCATGCAGCAAAATGTGTAGACGTGATTGAATTACATCCACTCAGATTGCGATTTCTTTGATTGGGCCCATGAGGACCGGGTCTCCACTTGAGATTCTTGTTATACTGTGCATTCCCCTCAAAATGCTCGGCAGTGCAGAGTTTGCTGGGAGCATGTGTCGCACACCACTCATCATATCTCTCTAGAGGAACCACCTCGCCTACCCGAAAAAGATAGGCGGCCTGGAAGTGCTTATCATTATTAGAGACTGCCTTACTCTTTTTAAGAGTTTTCATAGCATTATTTGACTGTGCCATAAGAGCGAGCACATAGTCTCCATTTTTGGCAGACTTCCGAATTTTCGGTTTGCAAATGGTGAGCGTCAGATGACCTTCTGATACGTGCGGCGCTGCGCCAGAATCTGTGACTATACGATAAACAAAAAGTCTTGGCATGACACTCTATTTATTGCATTTAAATCTCGCCACCGTTGCGCATCTGCGGCGACTTGATGCGGCGCTTCTGGATGTTTCCAGATACAATGTAGATACTGTTCTCCGTGAGGATAATGAAGTCGGTGCCGACCTTGTAGATCTTCTGGATGAGGCTGGTGAACTCGTCGCCGCTCTTCACGAGCATCTTCTCCTTGGCCTCGTCATCCTCGCCGAGGAAGGCCTTGTTGGTGGCAGTGTCCACGTAGTAATCCAGCTGGATGGCGCGGTCAAGCTGGATAGCGAGCTTGGCGGCCTGGACGAGCGTCTGCGGTGACGGGAGAATGGGGGCTGTGGGAACCACGGTGGTGACAGTGGCCGTGGCAGGGGTAGCGGCAGCGGGTGCATTCGTAGAGGGAGCCGACATCTCAAAGTCTGACGTATTCCGGGGAAAACCTATTGGCTTTTTTCCGCGGTGGCGGCTAAGTAGTTGCCGCGGTGGCGGCTAAGTCGCAGCGGTAGCTAAGTCGCAGCGGCCAAAGGCTGAGGTTTCAGAACCTCCGCGGCGTGCTTCCGTAGAATCACATTGATGAACTCATACGCCTCGTCCAACTGCTGCTTGTTTCGGGCACCCGTAATGATAATACTTCCCGTCTGAAACACAGAGATTGTTACCCGCTTGCAATTCCCGATTGTCTTGCCATCGCCCTGACCTGTGCACGGCCTCGGGCACTGGCAAATTCCCCAAAGCTCCGTATCGAGCGGTGCCTCCTCGTTGTAATAATACTTCGTATTAACACCCTGATAAATCGTCGTCTCAAGCGTGCTGAACAAGCGATACTTAGACGTCAGAAGACGATGGAGCTCATCCCGCTTCGCCAGTGTATTCATCTTGTAATCACTGTTGAGCAGCTGGATCGCGAACTTCGCAATGGTGAGCGGCTTATCGGAAATAGGGGTAGGACACTGCTTCAGAAACTCAATGAGCCAAATTACCACGGAGCGGCTGAACTCCTCGCTCGTAACTCCCGTCATCTGAAATCCACCGTTCTCAAACAGCTTCATGTTGACCTCCTTGAATCCGGGCGCATCATCCCGCTTCTTGCGAATCACGAGAGTGGACTGATTGAAGAACGTCTTATCACTTACGCGCCGCTTTGTGAGAACGTCGCGTGATGCGTATCCAATCACCCTGTCCTTACACTCCATCTTCAGAATCCCCTCTGCAGGATAGCCAATTGGAAGAAGAAGCTTGCATGGTCCCAGCTGCTCGAATAGCCCCTTGAGATTGATGGTCGTTCCCAAGTGCCCCGTCGTGACTAGCGTGGAGATGCGCAGAGGAGTGAACGTTAGCTTAGTCGGATCCATTTCTTTCTTTAACCTTGGCGGATTGGTTCGTCAAGTTTTAGGTGGAGGTTCATCTCAATCCAGTTTGCTAAGAGTTTTGTCCGCATCTCAGGAGGACAGAGGCGTAAGAAGTCTCCGTCTGTGATTCGCAGCATTTCATAAAGGGCGGCCGGCGTCAAGAGTTGGAGCTCCTTCGTGATCACAAGGAAGAACATGGCGAGTTCGGGAAAAATCCAGGTTTGAAGAAGCCCATCTATGTGTTTTGTCATCTCGTAAGAGGGCACTGTGAAAATAGAGGTCCAGAGCCTCGCACACTCGTCGTGCTTTGTGGGATGAAGAAGGAAGTAGCGAATATCGCCACGTCGGTAGAGGATGTCAATACCGGTGGTGGTCGTGCATGACAACTCTATCTTTTCCAGACGCTTCGTGAACTCGGTTGCGGAGGGAGCCTCCAGCTGGACTGTGAGGAACTTGTGAAGAATAGACGAATGAATTCGGGAGACCGAGTTACAGAGAAAGATGAGAAGAACATCCTGGGGGGGCGTATCTAAGAGCGGGCGGAGGGCTATTTGGGCCTGGTCAGTGAGCGTCTCGGCCTCGTCAAAAATAATCACTTTGGGCGGCGTATAACCGAGGGTGCTCTTACCACTCTGAAGAATAGAGTGCAGAGAAGATCGGACGAAGGGGAATACGCGACTTCTTACAGCCTCTAGGCCGCGCTCGTCGCTGCTATTCAAAAAAAGCGCGCGGCCGAAGAAGGACGAGAAACCGCCTTGACCGTGGAGCCGTTCCACGAAGGTTCGGGCTGATGTGGTCTTACCCGAGCCCGGAGGGCCAACTAGAATCATATGTGAGAGGGCATTTGGATTTTTCATCATGAGCTGGAAAAGTGTATGTATGCGTATTGGCAGACCTCCTGTTTCAACCATCTTGGTTGAAATAGGAGATTGTGTTTAGACGACTTTATAAATATTTACGCAGAGCACATCTTAGACTTGCACTTCATCGGCGCAGTGCAGTCGGCATCCTTCTCGCACGCCATCACCGTGGCCTTGGCGCCGGCGGCCTCAAAACCCTCATACAGAGCGCGCCACACCATCTTGTGCGTGAGCTGGTAGACGGCGGCGAAGACGAGCGCGTGGACCAGCGCCACCGTCATCTTCTTGCCACCAGGGGGCAGGGAGACGAGGACGCCCGGAGTTAAAACGAAAAAGAGCGCGGCAACATAGAGAGACATAAGCCACTGCATTTCTATATACTTAGTTTAGATAATATTCAAAGCACCTAAACTTTGGAACACGACCTGTCTTCAGAACATGTCTGGACGTCGTGTCGCTAAAAATAAGATGGTTACCCCCACCGAAACGCCGGTTGTTGTTTCTGCACCTGCCTCTGCACCTGCCTCTGCACCTGTTGTTCGCAAGAGCAAGAAGCCAGTAAAGATTGTCGCAGTTGTTACCTCATCTGGAATTGAGGGGAGCTTCTCGTCTGAGCCAAGACGTCCTCTAATTGCGCATCTTCAGATTCACAGCAATGACGTGCAATTCAGCGATATGCCGATCCAGTATAATCCCGCACCCCCTCTACAGCCCGAACCATATGATGCCGGCGCCGATAATGTATTCTCTTCTCACCAGGAGCCCCTTGTCTTGAGCGAGGAAGAGAAGGAGGTGGATGCACCCTCTCTTGCGGTTGCAGCGCCTGCGCCTATTGTTGTGGAGACCGCACCTATGCCCGCCTTTGTTCGCACGAATCTCATGGTCCAGTTTCGCGCCGATTCAGACGCGCACCAGCTGCCTGCGAAATCGGATATTCACTGTTTCTGGTGTATTCACCCTTTTGAGAATCAGCCGTGTATCATTCCTGAGAGGGAGGATAAGGGTCTCTGGCGCGTGTATGGCAACTTCTGCTGCCCCGAGTGCGCGGTGAGTTATTTGCTGAATGAGACGATGGATCCCCACGTTCGCTGGGAACGTATGGCGCTTCTTCACCGCCTCTATGACCCCCAGGGTATTTCTCGCATCTTCCCTGCACCTGCGCGCGAGAGCCTGAAGGTTCTCGGAGGGCCGATGACAATTGAGAGCTTCCGTGCGACGGTGCGTGCCAAGAAGGTGCGCGTGGATATTCACATGCCGCCAATGGTGAGCATCCTCGGAAGCATTGACACGAAGCCGATTGATTTCTTTGATTCCAGCCTGAAGAATACGATGTTTTCGCCGAATGAGAAGACGACGGCACGAGGTAACGGGGTCACAGGAGAAGAGGGACTCCGTCTTAAGAGAACGAAGCCTCTGAAGGATAGAGATAGCACGCTGGATGCTGTCATGAACATCCAAATCAAAACCAAGCGGTAAGGGAGCAAAAATTGATGATGGCGGTGGCCAATAGTCCGTCATTCAAAAAATGAGTGCCGAGCCTATGATTCGTGAGCTCTTTCGCACCCTTGAGACTACACTCCACGAGAGGCTGTCGCTTATTGAGCAGATTCTGGTGGCGGTTGAGAAGCCGAAGGTTCCCCTCTATGATAACGAGTTTGTCAAGCGCATTGAACGACTCGAGCGGCAGGTGCCGCAGATGCAGTCACATGTACCCGATGTCTCCTATCTGGAGAGCCGCATCAGTGCTCTAGAGGAGCAGCTCGCCTCCACGCATGCGGAGGTAGAGGAGCTTCGGCTGGCGCGATTTGTGGCAAAGGAGCCGAGCGTAATTCTGCCTGATGAGGATGTGGAGGGAGAGGTGCTGGAGGATGAGCCCGAGGAGGAAGAGGAGGCTGCTCTTGAGCTTGAGCCTCTGGACTATAAGGGTGTAACTTATTACAAGGATGCTGACAACAATGTCTATGGAACGGATGAGGAGGGCACTGTCATTCCTGAGCCCATTGCTCGCTGGAATGGGACCAAGCTGGTTCGCCTAACGTAAAATGATATTACGATATAGAATGGAGATTTCCTACCCTGGGTTAACAACAGCCGCATTATTTATGGCCTTAATAATACTAGATTTCGCAAAACACCAATATAAGCTTCTTATTGGCCACTTTTTAGTTGGTATAATTGCGGTTCTCCTCATGGTCTATCTGTCTCAGAATGGTGCAGATCTGGTAGCGTGGGGCGTTTTTTCAATCCCACTTATCATGCTGGGTATAGGACTATCAATTGGTGCTCTTCGTGCACCACCCGGCACTGTCTCAGCAACCGCCGCTGCAGCTATTGCTGCCACAGCAGGTATTCCTGACCCCGTTCCGTGTGATGCGTCTGGTAACCCGCTTTCCGCTGTTACTGTAACCCCTGCCGCGACGGTTGCGTGTGGACCTGGCACGGGTCAGACTCAGTGTATTGATACAAGCAAGCTGGCGAGCGCTTAACGGTCTAAAACATGAGCGCATAGAGCTTATAGAATGGAATCGTATTTCAACCCCCAGTATTACATGACACTTGTGGAGTCGTATTTCACCCCGCAGTTTTACGTGAAACTTTTCCGGATTTATCTGGTTGTGCGCAACTTTCTAGAGGGGCTCTACTCTGTGAGTGCGAAGACGGCGCAGCGCGCCCTTTTGTTGGCGCGGCCTCAGGAGTATGTTTTCTTCAGTGGCTATACGACACCGTATCTTGCTGGATCGGTAAACAGCATGGGTCCTGGTGTCCCGAGTATCGCGTGGACCTACAATCTTGAGACGAATATTCTCTCCAATTGCGCGCTTGAGCAGACGAAGTCTCTTCCTTGGCTTGCGGCAAGTATTCGTTATAACGGCCTCAGCTTATATTCACTCGACGACTTTATCTGTGATGTAAAGTATTCAAGTAACTCGGGCGCACCGTCTCCTGCCGTCGTCGTGGGGTCTTGGAGTGTTCGGACAGGCATCATTCTTGATAACCGTGTGAGCCTGGAGCTTTTCGTGATTACGGAAGATGGAGAGGAGAAGACGGTATCTCCTTGGTCTCTTGATCCGATTCTACAGACTCTCATGCTTGAGATGGATACGCCTGCTGTTGCTGCTGCAGCACCTGTATTTCAGCCTATGAAGGTTGAGCTGAATGGCGACGCGCGGTCGGTCAGTCTTGGCGAGGAAGAAGAGGAAGAGGAAGATGCGGCCAATTAGGCCACATAAAAATTTGACACAAGGACATATAGGAAAATGAGTATGTCCGACCTTACGAAGAAAATCCCTTCGGGTGAGTGGACTTTATACTTCCACTCACTCAGGGAAAAGCGCTGGACTCTTGATACATTTCAAAAGATTGCCACGGTCTCTACCATTGGAGATGTGCTTTCAGTATTCAAGGAGTTAGGTGATAAAATAAAGACTGGTATGTTCTTCTGGATGCGCGACCCCCTCCCTCCTCTCTGGGAGAACTATCACAACATTCGTGGTGGCAGCTACAGCGTTCGTGGTGGCCATGATACTGGTATTGATATTTATAAGAAGTATGTGCTGGGCACCATGATGAACATGGCGGCTGTGAATGCGGCCGACACCTTTGTCGGTATCAGCATCAGTCCCAAGGTGCTCGGTGTGGGTCCGGCGCAGCGGATCGGCTTCTATGTAATCAAGGTATGGAATAAGGATGCTGAGGCCTTCAATAAGAACACGGGCATTATGTGTCTTGATAAGAGCATTGCGCATGCGGACATCCTCTATACGCCGCACGTGGAGAAGAAAATGTGAGCTTAATTTAAGAATGGCTGCTGAAGAAGCTGTGAATGAAAGACAGGCTCGTATTATAACACGAGTTCTTGATCCAAAACAGAAGATTATTGAGTATTTTTCTACAAAAAACTACGAAGAAGACATACTTGAACATAAAACATTTGTAAGAAATGTTATGATTGCAGAACCATATTCTACTTATATGAGCCTACGGGCTAGACTTTCTGAAAAAGGCGGTGATGCTGATTTTCCCGAATTTAAGGGTGTAGTATCTTATTTAACAAGGGCGCTATTTCAATCTGAAATTTATAAGTTTTTTCAGAAACCTGAATACAACACACTCTTAGATCAACTTATTCATAAATTAATGGCAATACAAATTGATGGACGATTCAATTATCCCTATCGTTCAACAATTAAAAATTGACGGAACATTTTTGTGTTTTTAAGACACGAAAATGTTCCGCCTTCAGTATATCAGTGACATCCATCTGGAGAGGATGACAGGTCGCCCGATGTTCAATCGGATCGTCCGTCCTGTAGCCGGCACTCTTGCTCTCGCGGGGGACATTGGATATCCCAGCAAGGCGCTTTACCCGAAGTTCATTGAGTATTGCAAGGAGAACTGGGATGACGTGATTGTCGTGCCAGGAAACCACGAGTTTGACGAGGGATATGATAAGAGCATGACTCTTATGCGGCAGATTTGCTCTCAGTGGCAGAATGTCCACTTTCTCCACAACGAGTCCGTGTATTTGAGGCATGAGCGCGTCAACTTCTGTGGAACAACGCTGTGGTCACCGAAGACGGCGGGCGCAGCGCATAAGGAGGCGGTCTCGTGGCTTGATTCAGCGCTCTACAATGCAACGGTGCTTGAGGCAAATACAGTTGTTGTTACACACCACATGCCGACCAAGCTTCTCACACACAGACGCTATGCTAATTATAAGAATGTTGAGGGGTTCAGCAGCAATCTGGAGGATATGATTTGCTGGCCTGTTCGCGCCTGGGTTTCGGGTCATTCGCATCATCAGAAGGAAGTAAGACTTCAGATTGATGATCCGCCTACAGATGAAGGTGAGATTGTTATGGGAGTGAATGCTTACCAGGGTGGTGGAAATCCTACGCAGACGATGGCGTTTAGTCTGATTCGGCCTAGCCCGCCTGAGATGGTTCTTGCCTAAGACTATCTACTTACGACGCGTCTGTCTAACACGGTGACGTCTACGCCGAGTGACTTTGCGACCACCGGATCTTGTAGGCCTAGCACCGCGTAATTTAGATAATCTATTTATTTCCCGTAATGCAGGATTTTTGAAGCTTCCATTTCCAAGTAGTGTTTCTCCAAGTCCTCCTGAATTGTAGACTTGTCCAAATGTTTGATCACCACCTGGTCTACGCGGATTTGCTCGCAGTTCAGCTAAAAGAGCTAACTCTTCGGCTGTGGCAAAGGGGATTTTTTCATATTCCCGTTGAGCTCTCTCATCATTAGTCTCACCTCTAGGAACGCCTAACCCATTAATTCCATTTGCAATATATCCATAACCGCGGTTCCTAAGTGCCTTCCTTACTCCAAGTCCAGACCAGCTAGCCATCTTCTATATTAAATATATAGATATTATACCGGGAATAATCAAAACTTTAATACCCTAAAAAGAATAGCAGCCGATAGAAATCCACTCACAAATCCAAGGAAGAATCTGGGGTCCTTATAATAATCATCATCATTTACAAGAACATATGTAGGAGGCATCTATAGTAGTTGTGTGTAGAAAGTTTATGCCTTGTTCTTCATCGGCGCCAGAACCAACTTAATCTCTCCCAGATTCGCAACGGTGTAACGCAGAATGAGAGGGAAATCATTTTTCAGGTAGAGCTCAATCGACGGGCACAGACTCGTGCACTTTGTGAAGAGGACAAGATGCTTCAGCTGGAAGATGCCCTGCACAATCTCATTAATGGCGCCCGCGGCCTTGTGGACCTTCATGCTGCTGCTGTTCTCACTAATAATCGTCTCCTGCTCCGCAAAGTCGCCCATGCAGCGGAAGATGAGATCTGTGCCTGAACTTGTAATCTCCACATCCAGCTTCTCACCCAGCGCATTCATATCGCGACAAATCTTCTGGAGGTCAATGGAAGGCATGTGGATAATACTGGTGAAGTTGAGAGACGGAATCTGGATATCCTCCACATCCGTGTCGAACAGCTTGAGAAAGTAGTTTGTGGTCGTAGACTTCTCGCTGTTTTCCATGCGAATGCCCAGCTTGTTGGGGTTGCTAGCGGGCAGGTAGAGCGTCAGTGAGTCGTTGTTGCCCATCGTTTTGATAAGCTTGAAGAGGTAGATCATGTTGACGCCGAGCACATGCTTGGCGGGGCAGAAGTAGTTCTCAAAACGGTCGCTGTGAAGACGGAGATAGACCAGAACCGTATGGGTCTCGTCGACGGCCATAATCTTGATGCCCTGGCTATCAAATTCCAGATTTGCCTCCGTAAGAATCTCCTTCAGGGCCTCAATGAGGGTCCGGAAGGCACCGCTCTGGACGGTCTTGATTTCAAACAAATTGCCATTCTGATTGGCTCGGACAAGAGACATTTCCTATACTGGCTTCCCTTTCCAATCTTTAGGCTTTGCGCGTATTTTTTCGCCTGTTTAAGGTGCGTTTGGAACGGCGGGTTGACCGGTTCCGGCTGCGGCTCCGGCTCCTCATCCTCTCCGTGTTATTTCGGAGAAGACGGAATCCAGACGCTAATGCTGGTGTGAAGAGAATAGGTCCATTACTAAGCACACCGCCCATGATAGACGGGTAGAAGCCGCCATGAAGACGGCGACCACCTCTGCTTACATATTGTGTCGGTTGGTAGTAACTTCCGCCACCACGCATCTTACTTGGACTGTATATTTTACCACAGGTTTTACCACCTCCTGGCACAATGTCCCGAATGCCCCCCACCACAATACTCCTCTTCCTTGAATCCCTCCTCCTGTTTACAGCAAAATGGGTCATGATTATCCTTAGCGCTCGGTAGACGCTGCCCTGACTCGGGATCATAATACGGGCTACAATATTTCTTTCCACACGTCCAACACCATGTGCGACCACAGCCTTTGCCCGCATGAAACTTACCCGTTGTCTCCAGGCCACATGCGAATACATACGCGCATGCAGCATCCTTCAAGCACCAGCGCTGACACCACGGACATTGCTTGGCGTCGTTTGACATTTACTTCATGTAAAGAACAAATTTAGACTTAAACGCCCGCTCCAAGAAACAACAGATGATTCCCACATTCTCTCTAGAATCTAGTCGCGCACTCACCGAACTATGTGTTCTCGGAGCGGAATGCCAAACTGATAAGAGCCCGTTTAACCCACGGGGCCATCGCCACCCCTATACGCCCTTTTATTCCATGTTTCTCGCCACATACAAGAATAAGCCTGTCCGTTTTGCAGAGATTGGTGTAGCCGGTGGGTCCAGTGTTCACATGTGGGCCAACTATTTCAAGAAGGGTGAGCTCTTTTTCTTTGACCGCGACGATGATTTTCTTACGAATGCTGCCAGCTTCGGATACACGAATACGAAGTTTGCGAACATGGATGTGCGCAGCGTCGAGAGTATTCGCGCCGCCCTCACTGCTACAGGTGGAAATCTAGATGTGATTCTAGACGACTCCTCCCACGACGTCTGGGATCAGAAAATACTTGTGCAGGCCGCACTGCCGTTTCTAAAGCCCGGTGGCATCTTTCTGATTGAGGACGTATTCCGCAATGTGCCACACAAAGACTATATGGAGGTTATTGAGCCTATCAAGGACCAACTGGCCTTTCACGGATTCATTGAAATGGAACACAATAATAAATTCTCACCTGGCTGGGATAATGATAAGATTTTCATGATGGTGAAGAACTAACTGTAGAGTCCATCATACTCGTCAACAGGTGCCTTTATTTTTATAAACTTAGCCCCCGAATGTTCTATGTGAATCTGGCGAAGATTTTGAAGAAGGAACATTCCCTTTTCCGCAAACCATTCCTCATAGGGATATCTGCTCTGAGTTTTTGATAGAATAGCATTTTCGATGAGAATAGTAATAATCTCATCGATTGTGTTTTTGTTTGTTAGCCATATCTGATACATGCGATAGTCGCGGGAGGCCTGTTGGTTAAGAACAGCACAGTTCATCATTTCCATCATGTTCAGCCACTCATACATATCGGGTCTATCAATCTCAATCTGTTTTGCAAGAAGATAACTGACCGTCTCTATACAACCGAGTAGTCTGCCACGCTTGAACTGGGTCGCATGTCTAGATGATGGATGCGGGGTCTGCTGTAAACAATCGTGTATGAATAGCATACATTTGTTACAGGGCATCGGGTGATGGCCTTCTGTTTAGGAGGGAGCATCAAATTTGAAGGAGGCATGACCCCCACCCTTGGTATAACAAAATGTCTACCGCCGATGCCTATAAGAAGCACACGCACAGGGAGCACATTCTGGAGCTGCCTGACACCTACATTGGGTCTGTAGAGACGCACGATGAGATGCGCTGGGTCTTTGATGCAGAGAAGAGGAAGATGGTCTATCGCCACTGCGCTTTCAACCCTGGCTTCTACAAGCTCTTTGATGAGATTGTCGTGAATGCTCGGGATGCTCTTGTTCGCAGTGGCGAAGAGGGGCGCACACCCATCAAGCACATTGAGGTGAGTGCTTGCGTCACGGCATCCGGTCTCCTCATCTGCGTAGAGAACGATGGTGATGGCATTCCCATCGAGCAGCACCCCACTGAGAAGGTGTTCGTTCCTGAGATGATCTTTGGCCACTTGCTTACCAGCGGGAACTACAACAAGGAGGAGGAGAAGATTGTCGGTGGCAAGAACGGCTATGGTGCCAAGCTTACCAACATCTTCTCTCACAGCTTCACTGTTGAGACGCGCTCTCCTAAGCATGGTCTGAAGTATTCGCAGACGTGGCGGGACCATATGCTGGTGTGTGATAAGGCATCTGTGAAGAAGGATGCCGCGAAGACCGGCTTTGTCAAGATCACCTATCAGCCCGATCTGAGCCGCTTTGTTGGACTGAACATGGAGGAGATGCTGCTCGTTCTTCGCACTCGCTGTCTGGAACTCGCCGCTCTCGCTGGCAAGGACGTGAAGGTCTCCTGGAACGGCGAGACAGTTGCGACCAACACGTTCGAGAAGTTCGTCCGTCTGTTCGTGAAGGATGGTGCCGTCCTCGCCTACGAGAAGTGCTCTGACCGCTGGGAGGTGGCCGCGGTCCTGACGCGAACTTTGTTCGACGATGAGGACAATGCCGCAGACGAGAAGCACGTCAGCTTCGTCAACGCTGTAAACACTCGGAAGGGTGGTAAGCACGTGGATGCCGTCATGCGCACCGTTCTCGGCGACTTCTGTGAGCTGGCGACCAAGAAGAAGAAGCTGGACATCAAGGTCGCACAGCTCAAGGACGCGGTCATGTTCTTCGTCAACTCCACGATTGTGAATCCCTCCTTTGACTCCCAGACGAAGGAGTGCCTGACGACGCCTGCGGCGAAGTTCGGTAGCGTCTTCAAGACGGGAGGCAAGCTGGTTGAGGGTCTCGTGAAGATTGGTCTGATGGATGAGGCACAGAACATTCTGGATGCGAAGGCTGCCAAGGACGCCAAGAAGACGGATGGCAAGAAGCGGACCACGTTGCGTGGAATGCCGAAGCTGGTGGACGCTCTCTGGGCCGGCTCTGGCAAGTCGTCCGACTGCACTCTCATTCTTACGGAGGGAGATTCGGCTGCCACGAGCGCTATCACAGGTCTCAAGGTGGTGGGTCGTGAGGCGTGGGGCGTCTTCCCTCTCAAGGGTAAGATGCTCAACGTCCGTGACGTCAGCGCCGACAAGTTCAGCAAGAACGAGGAGCTGACTGCCATCAAGAAGATTCTGGGTCTGGAGCAGGGCAAGGTCTACAAGGACCTCAAGTCCCTCCGCTATGGTCGCGTGATGGTGATGGCGGACCAGGATTTGGACGGGTCTCACATCAAGGGTCTCCTGATGAATCTGTTCCACACGGAGTGGCCTAGCCTCATGAAGGCCGGCTTCGTCTGCTCTCTTATGACTCCGCTCTTGAAGGCGTCTCGGCGGGGCGACGTCGTCAGCTTCTACTCTCAGGGTGAGTTTGATACCTGGAAGGCGGCCCATGATCCGAAGGGCTGGACTCTGAAGTATTACAAGGGATTGGGCACCAGCACGCCTGAGGAGGCCCAAGAGTGGTTCCGCGCTCTCCACGAGATCAAGTATCAGTGGGATGTTGCCACGGATGAGAGCCTCTCTCTCGCCTTCAGCAAGAAGCGTGCAGATGACCGCAAGAAGTGGTTGGCAGGCTACGACCCGCAGCGCCTTCTGACGGTGGGTGCTGGTGGTGCGGTTCCTTACAGCAACTTCATCAACGACGAGCTCATCCACTTCAGCAATGCGGACAATATTCGCTCTCTGCCGCATCTGATTGACGGTCTCAAGCCGTCTCAGCGCAAGATTCTGTTCGGCTGCCTCAAGCGTGGGCTGACGTCCGAGATTCGCGTGGCACAGCTGGCGGGCTATGTCAGCGAGCATGCGGCCTATCACCACGGTGAGGCATCTCTGACTGGCGCTATCACGAGCATGGCACAGACATTCGTTGGCGCGAACAATATCAATCTGCTTGCCCCTATTGGGCAGTTTGGTTCGCGCCTCATGGGTGGTAAGGACGCGGCTTCTCCGCGTTATATCCACACGCATCTGGAGCCGATTATTGGGACCATCTTCCGCAAGGAGGATAATGGTGTTCTCAAGTATCTGGATGACGATGGTCTGGCTGTGGAGCCCGAGTGCTACTGGCCTGTTCTGCCTATGCTGCTCGTCAACGGCTCTGTTGGTATCGGCACGGGCTTCAGCACGGACATTCCGCCGTTCAACCCGAACGACATGATCGCGCTGCTGCGGGACAGGCTCGAGGGGCGGCGAGAGAGCCTGGCGAATCTGGCTCTACAGCCTTGGTGGCTGGGATTCCGTGGCCGCATGACGATGCCCTCTGACGGTGTCTGGCAGACGCGCGGTCTCTATGCGTTTGACGATGAGAAGAAGATTGTCAGTATCACGGAACTTCCTGTGGGCACGTGGACGAATGACTACAAGGCCTTCTTGGACGAGATGTGTACCAACAAGGACATGGAGGCGGGAAAGCTGGAGGATGGCAAGCCTGCGCTTCTCAACTATGACGACCTCTACAACCACGTGGATGTGCGCTTTGACCTCTATCTTGATCCTTACTATTACGAGGAGGCGAAGAGGAATCCTGGCGAGTTTGAGAAGCGGTTCCGTCTGATGACCACGTGGCGCACGAGCAACATGGTGTGCTTTGACACGAACACGAAGATTGTGCGGTATTCGTGTGTGGGCGACATTCTCGAGGCGTTCTTCGGACCTCGTCTGGCAAAGTATGAGGAGCGGCGGCAGAGCGAGATGGACCGTCTGCGTGCTGAGGCAATGGAGGCAGATGCGAAGGCGCGGTTCATTCGGGGCGTTCTTGAGGGGACTATCGAGCTGCGGCGTGCGAGCGACGAGGCTATTGTTGCGGCGATGAAGGCTCATGCGCTGCCGCCATTGTCAGGGAAGAAGGACACTGACAATGTAGACAGTTACGACTATCTGCTGCGTCTTCGTATGGACCGTGTCAAGGCGGCTGCGGTTGCGGAGGCGGAGGAGCTGGTTGCGAAGGCACGGGCCTCGGTGGAGGCTCTGGAGGCTACAAGCGCTTCCAAGATGTGGTTGCTGGATCTTGCCGACTTTGAGAGGGTGTGGCTGCGGGTCAGAGAGGAGCGCGAGTTTGCGCTGGTGAATGGTGGGGCTCCGCCTGCAAAGAAGCGGAAGATTAAGATTGTTACGAAGGTTAACTAAGGTAAACACCGAGGACGGCCGCAAGGTCCTATAAAATCCGTATCAACAAATGGATTTTCATTAAATACATAGATGTATCTATCGAACGCCTGCTTCACGAAGAAGAAGGAGAACTGGTCTTGTATGCCGCATTCTTGAATATTTTCATACCACGCGGCATCAAGTGCGGCAATCTGCGGATGCTGCATGTTGCGTAAAAGTAAATAACATGTTGCATGTTTTACTACTGTACTACTGAATCCCTTGTCAAGTTGTTTATTAATATATGCCTTATAGTGTTCTTTATCCCTATTATATCTTTTTTGATTCATTGACTCACCATATTCTTCCCATATAGAGGGTTTTATCCACTGATGCTCTCTAAGTAGCAAAGCATAGTTCTGGTCTACAAAATACTCTTCAATCATCTTCTCAATAAAGTCTTCTGATATCTTAGGAGCCTTACTGTCGAAGAAGCACGTGTATGTATATTGGCTTAAGATGGCGTTCTTATCGGGTAGAACCTTTATCTCTTTACCCATCATACAGCTGGCTACAATATCCGATGTGACGGGTTTATCTTTCGTGTCGTAGACAGGTATCCAGCCAGATGATTCTATTTTCTTTAACATTGTGGAATTATTTGTGAAGTAATAGCAGTCGTAGCGCGTGGAGGGGAGCGGGGGCACTTTAAATGCGACGTTGTCATTGCTTCCGTAAAAGCAGGTGTAGAACGCGAGGCGCTTATTTTTGCTGGTGAAGCCGTCTTTTTGGGGATAGGCGATATAGAAGAGGATACATATGAATATGACTATTATTAGAATATACTCCATCTATTAAGTGCTTTTTTTAAAAATTGATTTAGAATTTTTAATCTTAGACAACAGTAAATGGGGTATATATATCTTATAACAAATACCGTTAATGGTAGACAAAAAACAGCAGGTGGATTTATTTGGAAATTCTTATGAAACCAATGATTGATATCATAAAAAAATTTGGTATCACCGTCTGCGAGGATCGAACTCGCGACGTTCGGCTGTCAATCATATGATTAGTATGATAAAAGGCCGACACTCTACCTACTGAGTTAAGACGGTAAATATGTACTCCTCCACCAGATTCTTTTTACAGAAGAACCAAACTGTTTACGCAAAGCGGAAATCGAATCCACGTCAACGGAATGGAAACCCGTTATTCTACCACTGAACTATTTGCGTTGTTCTCTTGCAGATTACCAGCAAGATAAGCAGGCTTCATTGTATAATTGGCTATTATATGAATTGCTGTGTGAAGCCTTAGGGTCGTGCGATCACCAGGTGCTTTTTAAAGAAGCACCAAACTTAATTCCGATACCGGGAGTCGAACCCGGGCCGAGGCTGTGAAAGAGCCCTATCCTAACCGCTAGACCATATCGGAGAGCAACAAAGTTGCGAGCCTTGCTTCGGAGAAGCTCGGAGAAGTGAAGGTTTTGAGAGAACCAAACAAACTCTTTACGAGGAGTGGGGGTCGAACCCACGAGGCTTGCGCCAACAGATCTTAAGCCTGTCTCCTTAACCACTCGGACATCCTCGTAATCCCCCATCAAAGATGGGGGTTTAGTGGGGGGTTCCAGGATGCAATAGAATATAATCATTATATTGTTTGTTGCTGTAAGCATCCTTATCCCCATCAATCTATGTGGGACGCGGCGCATCAATTTTTGACCCACGCGTCAAATTTCATATTTCGTATCAGACCAAATCTTGGCCTCATAAAAAATATGCTCACAATCGGAATTGAACCGATGACTAACGCCTCACTATGCATGCCGTATTATTGACATAAGAGCGCTGCTCTACCAACTGAGCTATGCGAGCTATGTGAAGGTTTTTAAAGATACCTACAAACTTTTGTGCCGACACTGAGGATTGAACTCAGGACCTACCGCTTACAAAGCGGGTGCTCTACCACTGAGCTATGACGGCAAAGATGGATTTTTAAAGAATCCTAACTTTTGCCCGAGGTGAGGGTCGAACTCACGGTCTTCCGCTTAGAAGGCGGACGCGTTATCCACTGCGCTACACGGGCATGTAGGTCCATCTCGGGATCGAACCGAGGTTAAGAGGTTTCCTCATTCAGACGTGATTATCATGGATGAATCAAAGCCTCCTGTCCTGACCACTAGACTAATGGACCACTTATGCCGCCGCACACACACTTCTCCCGCAGGTGGCACGTCAATTTTGGGCCGACGCTTCGACCACCTACTTTCAGAAAGTGACACTGCTTTATACCAGTCTATCGTCGTTAAAGCCCTCTATATAAATACGATTGCTTGGTGGGTTGAAGATAGCCTGCCAACTCCTCTCTATATAATGACCAACTTCTGGACTAGATCCAACCGACAGCTCATCAAGAAAGGTTTGATAATAAGAGACGGGGTGTCGTAATATATCCTCTCTCGCTACTGCCAAGATTCCAGTATATAATACATACTGTGTATTAAGAGTGCCAAACTTGTTTTCATACCATTTTCCAAAAGGGCGTATGGCCGCAGGAATCACAGCAGATTCACCATTAGCTGCCCTATTCTGCGGATCGGTTGTGACAAAATTATTTAATACGAAATTATACAAATCAGTCTTAATATCACGAGTTTTCTTACCTATCATAACGGTCGTATTATACTTTTCCACATTATCAAATATTTTCAAGGCTTTTGTATATTTATCATAGCGCGAATTAATGGAGCCAGGTAAAAAAATAGTAACAGCTGCTAAATTATTGTAATTATTTACTATATGATGAAAATACGTATGATCGCATTTTCCTAGATTTTTTAGACTAATAACCTTCTTAACTTTATCTGTCATAGCAAAGTTGGTGTTATTACCTTTATTATAAATAATGATAGGATATCGGTTGAAAGGTCCCTGTTTAATCCAGTCAAGAGACTCATTATACCGCGCAATCACCATTTCTACTTTATTTTCAGTCTGAAACCCTTCTGCTACCGGATTCGCCGTAATACAATATAGTAGTATACCTATAAAAAGAAGTAATATAAGTCTTTTCATACTATTTACCAGCAAGAATTAAGTTTACCGTGATAACTTTAAAATAAAGAAGCTCGTGAGCTTCCTTAAATTAGACTCGCGACGTTACATATAAGGGTTCAGCGGCAAACTCTTCGTACCCGCAGATGACATACTCTGCGGCGACTGCATAGGTATCGGCATATGACTGATGTCGTTCAGATAGTAATAGTAGTGGTCCACGGCCGAGAGGATATGCGGCACAGACCAGTCCACCACCTTCTTGTTGAGGTCCGCTACCTGTTCGGCAATACCCTGCGGAATATTCCGGGCATACTGGTAATACATCGCGCGCATAATAATCTTCAACTCATCGGCGCTCTGCTCGTCAATCACATACCCTTTCGGCTTACTCTGGTTAAAGACCTCCTTCCGAATCGTGTTCTGAACCGTCTTGATGTTCTCCACGGAGAAGAAACTCTTGCTCAGACTATTCGCCTCCCAGTTACCCCGTAACATGTCATCCTGGAAATTCGTCTCGACCGCCGTTTGGTGCGTATATGCTGGAAAGGAATCAATCGGGCCGTTTACATCCGGCGCCCCAAGATTCAGATTAATGCGTCCATTTTGACCACCGGCAGCGCCACTTGTAAATGGAAGTGTTATCGGACTGCTCATTCTATCTAGTTATGAAATTTATTTCTAAGTCCGGGATATAGAATGTCTGCTGGTGCCGCTCAACGCCTTGTTTCAATGGATAACGAATACTACATGCCCATCGCTGATTGCTCTGCGAAGATCTTTGCTCTGAACACCACGACGGGTGTGTTAACTGGCGCGACGTGGGCGTCTGGTGCTTATGTTAACAACGTGAATGCCTCTGGCGCTGGTCTACTGAAGGACATCGGCAGGACCTACGTATCCGGTGGCCGCACGTTCCGCAGGGTCCAGCTTGTCATCCCGCAGGGAACGAAGCTGACGTCTACCTTCGGCGTGGCCGGTGCGACGGGCACGGCGCCCCTCTCGGACTTCCTGACGGGCTTCATCGAGGTTGGCTTTGATGCTGCGAGTGGCACCACGCCGACACCGGTTGTCAAGTGGGGTCGGTAAACGATAAGCTGATTTTTCAAGAAAATGAAACACCGGCTACTTATGTTTTAATAAAACCTCTTTCTGAAGTTTTATCAAAATTCCGCGTAATTTTTTTCTACGGCATAAATATAGAAATGACGTCTGTAGGTTCAGTTGGTCGCTCCCAGCGCATCGTGTCTCTGGACAACGAGTTTTACATCCCTGTCGGCAACCTGACGGGTCTCATCTATGGCCTCAACACCACGACGAACCAGCTGGCGTCCACCTCGTGGGCCTACTTCGGCTCGCGTTACCTGTCCTCTGTGAACAACTCGGGCAATGGCCTCCTCAAGGACCACGGCAGGACGTACCTGTCTGGCGGCCGCACGTTCCGCAAGGTTCAGCTCGTCGTCCCGCAGTCCACGGGCACGCAGTCCACGTTCGGCGTCGGCGGTGCCACCGGCACGACCCCGAACCAGGACTTCCTGACGGGCTACATTGAGGTTGGCTTCGATGCGTCCTCTGGCACCGCGCCGACGCCGGTTGCCAAGTGGGGCCGGTAAACGACCTAACGAGGCCGGTAAACGTAAAAGTAAGCTGTTGCCTACTCTATTTTTTAAACATCAAAATCAGTTATTTGTAGTAACTGATTTTCCTCTATCACATTAGAATGGACTACGTGTTCTTATTTTACATCTTCTTATCCTTCGTGATCGCATCAGGCGGCGCCTTTGTTCTCTTCTCAAGTGGGCGCACAATCGCAGCCATCATGTTTCTCGTGGGGGCCGTTGTAATAGAGGCATTTTTTGGCACACGCTGGTTCCAGGCCAGTGGCAAGACAACTGCTGCCGTCGGCCCCTGGCCCCCATCAATCAATGTGTGCCCCGACTTCCTCTCTATCTACAAGGGAGTAGCCGACAGTAGCGGAAATAGAGTTGCATACTGTGTAGACAATACGGGTATAGCAGGTAACATGCCGAGGTGGACGTCTTCATCGGCGCCGAGTCAGACTGGAAACAATGTATTCAATCTATCGGCCAACCTCACGGGTGCAGCCCGCACAAAAGCCTTGTGCACTGAGGCGGCGGCCAAAAAGGTGACATGGGAGGGTGTGTGGGACGGAACGGTATGCCTCGGCGGTGTGCCGCCTGCTCCCTAACGTCGTGACTTAACGTCATACGACTATAAGGAGCTTAAGCGGTAAGTTATGTAGTAAGAAAGATGTTAGAGAGAACTCACTGTCTTTATCCAGACTTAGAAAGACAAATTACAGACTGGATAAATACACGCACAACGGCCCGCGCCGTCCTTCTCCTCGGCTCCCCAGGAGTTGGAAAGACCACCCTCGCTCACAGAGTTTTTGAAGCCACCGGCCTCAAGGTCCTAGAATTCAATGCCAGTCACACACGCAGTGGAACTTCCTTCCGCAAAGTGATTGTTCCTCTACTGAAAGAGGGCGGCATCATGCGCATGGTGGAGACAGGTAAGAAGGGGGGTATCGGCATTCTTCTAGATGAGATTGACGGACTCAGCAACGGAGAGCGAGGAGGTCTCCAGGAGCTTCTTACCTACCTGAAGTCTCCCGAGTCTGTGGATGGACGCCCCCTCATTCTCATCAGCAATACACTGGATACTCGCGCCCTCCAGCAAATCGCCAAGCACTGCCTTACCCTCCGCATTGAAGGTGCCACCCAGTCCATCCTGGAGGAGTGGCTGGGACGGAAAATTCCAGCTGGAATGACAACGGATCTCCGCTCCCTCCAGCGCCAGCTTTCAGGATACGAGCGAGCTGAAGAGGAAATCATGGTCCCAGAGGGCGTTGTTCCGGTTGCCTGGTGGTCCCTCTGGCAGGACTCCGATCCAGCCCTGGAGCTCGACATTGAAAACAATGAGGGGAATCTCGCCAGCCTGATTTCACTGGAGAATCTCCCAGAGAGAATTGAAGCCCACTTCGGCTCTACTCCAGAGGCCTGGGAACTCTATCTTTCGCTCTTTGAGGCATACCGCACCTCTGACCAGGGAGATTTCTGGGCATTCTTCTACCAGTGCTGGAATATCCTGCCGCTCAGTCTTAAGCTCAAACTCAAGCATATCAGCATGCGTTTGACCGAGGAGGCTCCTACGACGAAGGAGCCGGTTGAAATAGATAAGATGCGTTATACGCCGGTGCTCACAAAGCAGTCGGCCATGTTCAATGCGTGGAAGTTGCTGTGTGAGATCTCGGATACGCACAAAGTGCCTGTGCGCATGTCACCGATGTATGCAAATACGGAGCTGGTGCGCGGCGGAATAAAACCGGACCGAATTCGGCGCTTGGAGGCAATTTCTATTCAGAAACTGTATCGGTCGCTTGCTTAGCCGTGACTTCATGTCCTACGGCGTCTTAGCCGTGACTTCATGTCCTACGGCGTCTTAGCCGTGACTTCATGTCCTACGGCGTCTTATGCAGCAACATCCATCTCATCCTGGTGAACCAGCTTATACACATTCAGAGGCTCTTTCCGTCCAAGACGGTAAGCGCGCCCAAGAATCTGCTTCTCTTCCTCGATATTCATGGCGTGAAGAAGAATTATATGAGTGGCCGCCGTAATCGTCAAGCCAGCACCAGCATGAAGACTATTCAGGAGAAGGCATCGCAGAGTTCCTTTCTGGAAGGAATTGAGCGTCGCCTGGATCACATCCTTCGTGCCCTTCACCTCTCGGATTCCATTAATACCTACCGCCTCCAGCTCACTGGTAATCTGCAAGAAGGGATTATCATAGCGGCTGAAGACGAGGAATTTTCCCGTCGGGTTCTCCTTAAAAAGTCTGATGAGAGCTTCCCTCTTCAGAAGCGGCTGTCCTGCGGCAGGGGCCGACGCAACAACCATCGTATTCGTGTCACCATCCGCAGTAATCCGCTTGAGGTCCGACGGATTTGTAGTCTTGCGACAGAGGGGGCAATCCAACTTTCGCGCCAGACTCTGGAGAATACAGGCGGCGCAGAAAACTTGCTGGCAGCATTTGGTAAGAAGAGCATCCTGGGGCTCATCGAAGCAGATGGGGCAAATCTCCTTCTGGAAGTTCTCAATTCGCTCTCGTATACTCTTAATCTGCTCTTCCAACCGATCTATCTTCGCTTTCTGGAGGGCCAGTGCATCCTCTTTCGCCTGGGGTGTTCTATATTCATTGCTGGCCTTGAACTCATATTCGCGCTTCAGCCTCGCCAGCTCCTTCTTCCGATTATCAGTGACGGCATCCACCAGATTTGTAGACTGCTCGGCGCTAACTCCCAGTTGCTGGAGGGCCGACTGGATATCTCCAGCGTGGAGGAACGCCTGGACATCCGCTGAAATTATGCCAGCCACCAGCTGGTGGGAAATTGGCGCCCTACAAAGAACCGTGTGGCGATAGATAGGTGGAAGAGAAATGGACTCGGCGATGAAGCCTGTGCTGCAGCGAAGAACAAGATGCCCTCTGAGAGGATGATTCGGCAAGAGGATGCGTCGCAGGAGAGTAAGTGATACAACGTGGTATCGGTAGGTATGATAAGGCTGTCTTGAGAGATAATTTGGCCTGAACTGCTCTACAAAATCGGGATGAAACGTTGAATTCGGCGAGAATACGCAGTTATGTAACATATTATAACCTACCCAGAGATTGACACTGGGATAGAGAAGATTCGGCCATGATGCTGAAATAAACCACATGAACTTGGTATGTGGGAGCGGAACCGACCCAGACATATGAATTGAATCCACTTCGTCTATATAGACGCGATTAAAGCGGACATCAATTACTTTCAAAATAAACTCCTTATAAAGCGTATTTGAAATCAGAACCACATCTGCCTCGTTAAGACTCTTCCAGAAGGCTCCTTCCAGGCTCCGCTTCGTCGTCACATAGAATGTATTCAGATTCGTCTGGTCTTTTATATAGGTGGACCACTGGCGAAAAAGAGTATGGGGGACAATAATAAGAGACGCGGAACACTCTGATAAATCTGTTGTAGTATTCTCCATGCTATATAAATAATGACTTGATGGTATCGACAGTTTCGGCATTTTGGGGGAAAAAGCTGTCGCTGCCTTGAGCTGCGCAATGTGTGAGAGAACGGTGAGACTTTTACCCACTCCTACACCGTCGCCTAGAATGGCCCACGAACTGAAGAGGATTTGTCCAGAAATATCCCAGCCCGTTGAAAGCCGCTTCTCGTGATCCAGCATTGCCTGTGTCGCCGCCGCCTGGTGAGCACGGAGCGGGACTTTCAGATGGGGGCTCGTGATGTTGACCCGCGGCGAATCCGATGTTAATTCGTTAACATAGGCCTGGTTAAGTATTTTTAATGCAACAGTGCTCTGTTCTGTAACAAACAAAGAACTCATCTAAGATGGGTTCTTTGTTTATCGTTTAGACTGGCCAAGGTGTGCGCTTGTTAAGGTGTTTGCTTAGGCAGTCGCAAAAAAAGTCCGCAGCTCTCCATCGCGTATGAAATCCTTCAGCTTCATACTCGTCTTCTTGACAAAAGGATTCGGTTCATCGCGCATCTTCTTCTTATCAAATGTATTCTCCGTATGGCTCATTACAAGCATGACCTTCTTAGGGTCGAGTTGTAACATCGGGTGCTTATAATTGTCCAAGTATGAACGCTCCTCTGCATGCGTGACCTCCTCATCATAAAGGTGTGTAGATGCATATGAGCGTCGCCAGGCCATTGTTCCATTTGTGGCGTGATTCGGGTGATACGGTCCCAGCTTGTAGATTTCCTTGATATCAGAATAATACATATAGATTTCCGAGCTGCCAGCGAGTTCATATTTGGGATTCTTCTTGAATGCCTGAACTACTGCATGGACGCGCTCTGGAAAATAGAAATCATCATCGTCCATCGCCACAATAATCTCGCCCTTTGACTCTCGGTTCAGACGATTCCTCTTTGCGCCAATATTCTTCTTTTCATCCTCATACAGATACCGAAAATTTGTGAGTTTATCTTTAGCTTCGGAGAAAATGTCCTCAACCCTGTCCGATCCGTCATCAAGAACAATCCATTCCATCCGATCTTTTGGATAGGTCTGTGAAAGAAAGCACTGAATAAGTGATGGTATAAACCGTCTCCTATTGTATGTCGGTGTAATGACCGATACAAAAGGAAATTCAACATCGCGCTGTGTGGAGGGCGGCATTGTCTATATATTATACGCCACTTCCGATTAAGCCCACTTTCGCCGCCGCTGCGGCCATAGGCATAGGCATAGGCATAGTAGCATATGCTGCAGGAACGGTCGCAGCATATGCTGCAGGAACGGTCGCAGCAAGAGCATTCTGTTGCGCCTTTGCCATAATAGCAGCTTCAGGCAACGCAGTCGCACCAGTCACTGTCGAAACAGGGAGAGGCGTAACGAGGGTGCTCGCGCCAGTGTATACAAAAGGATACAAGAGACCCGCCATCACCGGATTTAGAACAGGTCCTTCAATAAGAGGCGCTAACACCGCGTGATAAGCACCGCCACCTCCACCTGTATATCTCATAAGCGCAAAGATGAAGGCGATTGGAAAAAGGAGAGTTCCATAGACAAAATAATAGAATCGCATATAGACCGGTGTAGATATCATAGCATTACTTGACATGGATCCACCCCACAGTGCCAGAATCGCAATAATAAGATATAAGAAATACATCTTAAATTGGGTCCAAATACGTCCAGCAAGTCTGGTCACCGAGAATTTTTGATTTGCAACCTTCTCTTTTACAGCAGCAGTCTTTTCCTCGGCCACCGCAACCTTTTTTTCCTTTGCCTCCGTCTGCGCCTTCTTAACAATAGCCTGTATCTTTGTATCCACTTCATCCTTTTTTGCAGCAATTGTATTCGGCGTCGAACCAGCTGCACCTGTTGTGAAACTTTTCGCCTCTGCAAGAAGACTATCTAGCGACGCTTTCGTATCAGCACTAACTCCGGGAATCTTGCTTAAAATATCTTGCGTTTGATTCCCTTTCGTAACAGTGTCAGTTAAACTTCCTAGACTACTTGCCGCTCGGGCACGATAGTCGGCCGCCAACTTATCTGCGTTTGGATCATACATGGACGCAAACATTTTGTTTCCAAGTAAACTTGTAACCGTGTCCATCTGATGACGACGGATATTTTACAGCGCATACTTGAGACCACCCATTCCAGATGCGACCTCAAAGAAGTTGATATTTTCCACATAGATTGTTAAATCATACGTATAGGTCGTGCCAGACGGAAGCGGGTAGACATCCACCTCAATCTGAAAATTGCGAACACGACTTGAGTTAATACTTCCAGAGGGCTGCGCACTTGGGCTCGTCAAAGAAAAAGTATAGACAGGGACAATCGTCCTCGGAAAACCCGTAATATATTTCCAAGGCACAATCTTTGTAAAATAATCTATCGGCTTCTCCTCCTGTATTTCATTACCATCACAAAGGACACGAAGTGCGCGAATAATACCCATTTGCCCCTGCGGCACGAAGATACCCGAGGCATATGCGGTCGTATTTATCGGTGTTTGACCAGGTGTGGGACTGTAAGGAGGATACGGAAAATTCCACCAGTTTGTAAGATTCGCGAAGTCATTACGCGCCACCACGTCAGATCGCCGATTCACAATCAGAAGGCGCGTAATTGGATTGTGTGTTTCTAAATCTAAAAGCTGACGATTATAAATACCTTCAAATGAATAGGGTGTGACTTGATACATTATATAAGAGAGTGGTGCTGTGGCAAATATTCGTTGTTCATCCGTCGGTAGATAAATATAAGTAGACTGGATACGGGGATTTAAGAACCACGTATTTATTGCAGGCGGCGTGACACCCCAGTCGGTTAGAAAGTTGCGAATCTGACCACTGAGATCAGTGACCTGGCCATATGCAGGGATATTCATACGAATATCCTTTGTGCCAGCATCCATGCGATAATCGGGGGCAACGCGGAACCCAGATACATCCAGATAGGTATAGAGTCGCCGTATCGGATTCAGCGTGAGCTGGACCTCGCACTCATGAAATTGTAGACCAACGAGTGGAAGTGCCTGCGTTGTCGAATCTGTAAACCAGAAGGTAAGAGGAACATGAATATCCTGACCAAAAATGGAGGGCCTGTTCACCTGCGTCGTTGCTGACGCGGTCGGGTCACGGAATACGCTCGGATAGCCGGTGGCACTCGTGCCACCTGCATAAATTCCCTTTGACGGGTCTGATATTTCGTTAGTATCGCCGATTAGATCGCGCCACTTCTCAAACATGTCTAGGTCATAATCGGCGAGGGCCTTCGTCATAAGATAGGTCCCGTCAAACTCCTGGATTTTCTGGCCACCCACGAAGAAGGCCGCACTCTTAATGATCGCGGCACCAAGATATCTGACCCACTGGAACTGAAACTGCGATGTCCGCGCGGGCGAAGACGTAATATTTTTACTATAAATATCGGGCACTCTGAAGCTAAAATACATGTCGGACAGGAGATCTCCGCTCCGCTGAATCTTTGCCCGTAGTTTGATTTCATTGTCGAACGACAGTTCATTTGGCCCCTCAAGCGCCGTTGTGACACTCTCCATGGAGAAGTGACTGTAACGACGAAAGGTCTTGTAAAAGTATGTCATTTGCGGATTTCCAGAGAGGAGTATATTCTGAGCTCCATAAGCCACTAAACTGATGAGTCCTCCGCCCGTCATTCTCCCTTCTTGTTAGAACATCATTCTTAAGCTGTGACCAGGCTAAGAATCTTGTTTATGAAAGAGCTCTCTACGAGTTATACGATGACGTCCACCATGTGTCGGCTAAGTAGGGAGGGAGCTCCTGCGCCGACGTTTTTATTTGCTTAGATGGGCCTGCATGGTAGAGGGTCTGAATCTCCGTAAAGGATATCGCATACCGGGTATAGATGAACTCGCTCATCATCCCCTTGAATGCGCCGTTCACCTGAAGTGTTTTTCCATTAAGGGCGGGTGTCTGCGAGTTGAGAGTAAAGTTTGCGCCTGAAAAGAGGATAATATCCTGGTAATTAATGTAGGGTAACGTGTTCTCAAAGCGAAGCTTGTTGACAAGGTTTCCATTGATGTGGACCTCAAGACCACCTTTGCGGCAATTCAGAACTACGTGGAACCACTTGCGAATAGGAATATTCGCCACATCCACGAAAGCATAAGGATTCTCATATGTATTCATCACGACACGCATGGCATTTGTAGATCCCTTGATAAAAACACCGGGACCCATGAGAGGCCATACACATCCATATCCCTTGTGCCATACATGGTGAAGAACATCGGAGCCTGTGTCAAAGGTCGTTGAGTTCACGTAGAGATAGAAGGAGTATGCGAATTCTGAGCCACTCGGCTCGTTATTAGAGGGGAGAATTTGCTTTGCATCAGCATACTTAGAGGAATCCTGGTGAATAACCAGCGCCTTTTCGTCGGCGTTTGCCGTATAATTCATTAAATGCTGGAAGCGGGTCGACATTGTCTTTGATGCCGTGTAAATACCCTCGCTCGTAAAGAAGAGTGTGACCGTTATAAGGATTAAAAGAGTCCCAAGCAGAATCTCGCCAACTGGCGTTTTTCCTGAAACAGTATCTACTAAACCCGGACTTGCTTGCGGATACGAGGCCATCTACCGGTAACAATCATTTTTGTGAAAAATAATTGTAAACAATAGTTCTATACTTTAAGTCATTTAATTACTGCTGACTCTTAAAAAGCCCAGTAAAATAGGCCCAAGGATCCAGTGACGCACCTGTGGGACCCGCCTGATACATTCCATAGATCGCGCTGGGATTCAGCGAATAATTGTATGTAGAAACCCCACTCACATACCCGTCAAACCCACCCCTGTCAACAACTGTGACCGACTGACCTGTTGGGTCAACCTTGTAGAAGCTCGGGAGAACACATGACCGCGCCAATTTTCCGTCCAAATATACATCGCATGTGCGTCCATTGATACAGACCGTTACCTGAATCCAGCGCTGCATATCAATCTCATCAATATCGCACATGGGTTGGACAGTCAGTGCCCCATCAAACTGGAGAGGCTTGAAGAACAGCTCCTTGTCGGCATTCGTGAGGCCAATGCCATTAACCGATGAACCGGACGCATCATTTGTGAGGCCAATGCCATTAACCGATGAACCTGACGCATCCTTAGTATTAACGCGGACCGATAAGGAATTCTTCGTGGATCCGAGCGCGACGAGGAGGGTGGCAAAGTTGGTGCCGCCAAGCTCAAGAACGTGCTTGCGGGTTCCCTGTTTGTAACTCCAGCCAGAGACATATACCCAGAAGTTGACACTATACTCTCCACCCTCATAGATCTGGGCCTGATTCGTATACTTTTTTACACCTTGATTTGCAGAGAGTTTTCCGCTCTCAACTGTCACACCATTGCTGGTGCTTGTGCCATAGAAAAACCCAAAACTGTAGTAAACTATGACGAGCGCAATAACAACCACAAGCAGATTTATGAAGCCGGTAAGGATGTCCATCTACTATTATTAGGCATAAGAAGTTTCCCAATCAAGCCATGGTTGCGCGGGACGAACAGTAGGCCCTGGAAAACATCCACCCGTAGGACACAGAGAGGGTAGAGCAACACCTCCAGTGACCGGCGTATTCGCATCCGCTGGCAGAGTCACATATGGTGCGCCACGAGTATCACTGAGCTTACTATATGTGGCAGAGACCTCGGACCCCGAGATAGTATCTCCTTTAAAGTCAAAGCCAGCGCCATATCCACTAAAGGCGGAATTTCCTGCTATAATTCCTGTTGTATCTGCAGTCATCGCAATATTGAAAAGAGTCTTCTGGGATAAAACAAGGGCGTCATTATAATAGACGTCAAATCTGCGACCTTCGCGGGAGATTGTAATCATTACCCACTTTTGCGTTGGAATCGGCGGGAGAGTGAGAAATTCAAATACAGACTGAAAGTTCGCCCTTGAACCGGATGCATCAATTATAAGAGGGTTTCCACTCGCGTCCACTGTTGTCTTCGTGCGAACCGCGAGTTGTGTCATCGCCTTACCCTGGCGGCCCGCATCTGGAGCCGGAAGAATCTCAAGAAAACACGTATCACCAATCGTCATAAGAGGTGCGTATCCATTTCGCTGGCATCCGTCGCAGTTGTTTCCAACACCACAGTAGCAAGTGTGAAATCGCCCATCCTCACATGAGGGATTACCAGGTGTATTACATGTGATTGCTGTGGGTGTACGCTGGAGAGGTGTGACATAGAAGAATCCCTGGAACGTGGCGGATCCTGTCTGTTCGAATGTTTTTACTTGGTTAGCGTCAAATACTGCAGTCTTCTTTGATAAATCATAGGGGCCCAGATTTGACGCATTCATCTGAGCCGCCGGCACAAAATACAGTACTGAGAGTATTACAACTGTCAGTATTGCTAAAACGTATACCCACCAGACCATTCTACCGTGATATCTATAAAATAAAGAAGCTCAAGAGCTTCGTTAATAGATAAGTAGCAACGTTACACTGTATTCTTAAAGAAATCCGCCGATGTAGAAACGAGCGACTGGAGTTCAGACGCCATAAGCGCTCTCGGCCAATAGTAAAAGCTTCCAACCTGGACAGCACTCGCAACCGAGGCCGGTGGGGGCCAGAATTGAGTATCAGACCTGATTGGTGTTCCCTTTAGAACCGTCGTCGCATTGAGTTTTCCGTCAATATAGACTTCAATGTAGTTGGGCATGAAGGCAATAGAGAGACGGAATGGTGTTCCCTGTGGAATATTCTTAATCGGTGGAAGCGGTTCGCTTGTAAACACAGATGCTGCCGCGTCGCTAGTGGTCATCGCATATATATTCAAATCGTTCGTTGAGCTATCAATATATGCCATGATATTTGTAGTGGGGAATATAGACTTAAGATCTGACGTCTTTGCAGAGGCTAGCATGGTAACCTCCGCGGCCGATCTATAAAAGAGGACACGTGGAGCCGTAATTGGCTGGTAGGTGGCCGGCACCAATACATCAAATGATATAGTATAGTCGCATGATTTAGGATTTACAATTGTTGTCTTCGTTGCGTGGGTTGCAGGTGCATCTGTCCACGCGGTCTCCTTATCTTGTGACGTCGATATTCCTATAATACCTTTATCATAGGGGGATAGACTGAAGACAGGAGTTATCGTAAAATGGACAAAGACTAACAAAAGGAAGATAAAAAAGACGGCGGCGCTCAGATAGAAAAGATATGTTATTGCTGTTCCTATCAGTTGGCCACTTGGCAATGTCGGCAGTTTAGGGAGTGCTATGGATCCCAGCGCAATGGAAGGAGCAGCAAGAACAGGGGCGACTTGTTTTGGAGGTGGAGGTGGAGGTGGGGCGGCGCCCTGCCGTCTAGTAAAAAGCTTTGAGGCCGCGTCCATTCTTGTATCCTCTTAGATTTTCTCTCCTCTGGTTACAAACCAAAGAACAGAACCAACGACAAGAGTTGCGGTGGCTCCTGCGAATAATCCCTGAATTCGTGCCCGCATATCCGCCTCCGCAAAATCTGCCGTGCTCCAGAGCGGAGTCCGTGCGCGGGCACCAATTCGTTTATAATACTGAATGACCTCGGCTTCCGAGAAGATAGGCTTCTGTAAAGATGAATTGACCTCATTATGTAAGTCAATTGTCCACTTTAGAAGGTCCTGTCTTCTATCTAGATACTGTGTTACAGGTTTTATTGCTGTATGCTGGACATAGTGCTTTCTACAGATATCACATGGTATCAAAAATGCAAGCGATTCAAAAAACTCTTTCGCAGCCTTTTTATGCGCATAACTCGGCTTTTCGGGGTATCCAAGTGCAACAATGTGAATCGTATGCCAGAAGAGGGGGCCCCATACTTCGGGGGGCATTTTGACTTTCATCTCTATTAACGGGTATTCTTTGTAATCGCTATGTTTAACCGTAATGTCGTTATCACTGTAGGAACAGGTCTAAACAAATAATCACTCATTTTATCAGTGGTGTTAGGGCATGTATGCCAAAAAACAATTATGTACTAACTGTGGTCAAATTGGTCATGCATTTCGCAGTTGTCTGGCACCTGTCACAAGTTACGGAATGATACTTTTTCGCGTAAAGGGTGCGTGGAATCAAGCACAGCTCCTTCTTCAGAATGCAACTAGTCTGAATGGGCTTGATACATATCAGCCTAATATCGAGTATCTTCTCATCCAGAGGAGAGACAGTCTTGGATTTGTTGACCTTATGAGAGGAAAATACAAGCTTCAAGAAGTGGATTATATTTGTAAGCAGCTATTGGGGACAACAAAGGAAGAGCGCAAGCGTCTCTTAACTGTCCCATTTGACGAGCTCTGGTGTGAACTCTGGGGAATTACGACCGACCAACAGGGGCAGAGTTATAAGTCCGAGAAGGAATTTTCGCGTGTGAAGATGGAGACGCTCCGTGCTGGATATCTGCACGAGGCGACGGGGGAGACGGTGTCATTAGAATCTTTGATTGAGAAAACCCCGTGTATGTGGGCAACGCCAGAGTGGGGATTTCCGAAGGGGCGACGGGATTTCCGCGAGTCGGATTTTCAATGCGCACTTCGCGAAGTGAAGGAGGAAACTGGGCTGACAGAGGTCGATATCTGCCCCATTCGCAACTTACATCCGATCCAGGAGTCTTTTTTTGGCAGCAATAATATTCACTATTGTCACAAGTATTTTGTCGCATATGTGCCATCTCAAGGTGATATCATCATGGACCGCTCAAACGAGCACATGTCTAGAGAGGTCGGAAATATTGGGTGGTTTTCGCTGGATGGCGCTCTAAGTATGATACGCCCTGAGAATGTAGAGAAGAGGGAGATTCTCTTGAAGGCGAGCAGCCTTCTCCGAAACTATTGCCCTCTCCGTCTTTCTATCGCATCTTAAAATGAATCTTCATTGTAGATGTCTTCACTCTGGGACAGGTGGGATACAGAAACAGATCCGCAGAAGAGGGCAGCACTTTATGACACTCTTACACTTCGTCACGACCCGCCGCTATTTCCTCGCTTCTCCAGTATCGGGTCGTCGGTATGGGCTTATAATGATGCAGCCATACAACGTGGGGGATCATTGCACCATGGTGGCGCAGGTGAAAAGGAGGCGCTAGATTCAACGGACGGCGCTGCGTTTTCAGACTACGTAGAGGGACAGTTCGGCTTATATCCTGACCTTGACGACCCTCGGTTTCACGAGAAACTCTTCCACAAGCTTGAGTTCGCAGAGAACAAGCAGCTATCTCTTGCGCAGCTCAAGGAGAAGGCTGACACGATTTGTAACCCAAACGCCGAGTTTGAGCTTAGTCCTGTCCAGCGGTTCGTGAGCCGCTACCTGTCGGCCCAGTGTCCCTACCAATCGGCTTTACTATATCACGGAGTAGGTGTCGGTAAAACGTGTGCTGCCATCTCTATTGCGGAGTCCTATTTACACATTTTTCCGAACAAGAAGGTGATTATTGTGGCCCCGCCGAATATTCAGCCCAACTTCCGCAGAACGATTTTTGATATTGACGCGGTCAAGATCTCGGAGGATGAGAATACACCCAATACACTGAAGGGATGCACCGCCGATTATTACCTCCGTCGCACTGGAACAGAGTTTGAGAAGGAGAAGAGCGTGATTACGAGCCGTGTTCGCGATTTTATTAATGCGCGCTACGAATTCATGGGCTACATCCAATTCCAGCGTTATATCGAGCGCGTGAAGGCGTCGGATAGATCAGACACTGCAGGCGCCCTGCGTCTAGAGTTTGAAGGTCGTCTCGTCATTATTGACGAGGCTCACAATCTTCGCGATGTTCCCGGTGAGTCCAGCGATGATAATATAGATTCGGCCGGAGGCGACGACGAGGTTGCGGATGCGGCCGCCGGCAAGAAGCTGTCGCCTACGCTGACGGAGCTTCTGGAGATTGTTCATGGAATGAAGCTTGTGCTGATGACGGCCACACCTATGTACAATAATTACAAGGAGATTATCTTTCTGCTGAATCTTCTCCTGAAGAATGATAAGCGCATTGAGCTGACCGAGTCCGATATTTTCAAACCGAATAGCGACTTTCAAGTTGGCGGCGAAGAGAAGCTGGGGAATGCGGCGGCGGCCTATATCAGTTTTATGCGCGGCGAGAACCCGCTTTCCTTCCCTGTCCGTCTTTTTCCAGAGACGCTGAAGGGTGGTCGGCCCGTTCCCAAGATGGCTGCCTGGCCCGAGTTCAACCCTAAGGGCGACCCCACTGGCAATACGAGCTATGTCATGAAGCTGCCGCTCGTCCCTGTAAGCTACGAAGGAGCCTCTTTAGAAGCCTATGCATCTATCTCTAACCTGGCGAATCTGTCAGTTAGCAGCATTGATACGATGGTGCAGAGTGGAAACTGGCTATATCCTGTTGAGGGAGTGGCACCTGAGGCCCGCATTCGCGACGCCGGCTTTGATGCCTGTTTCCGCCAGAGCTCGGGTGGCTCTATTCAGTTTACCGCGACGAATGAGGATCTTGGATGGATGACGAAAGAAGGGCTTGGCGCGGTCTCGCCCAAGGCGAAGTTCATCTTAGATGCGCTCCAGGGTTCAAAGGGCGTCTCATTCGTCTATAGCCGCTTTATCAAGTCGGGTGCACTCCCTCTCGTCCTTGTGCTTGAGGCGAACGGCTATACGCCCTATGGCCGTGACACGCCAATGCTGCGAAATGGGCCCCAAGCACCAGGTGGTCGCCAGTGTGCCAAGTGCAGTCGCAAAGAGCAGGAGCACAAGGGTGCTGGACACGTCTTCAGACCGGCGAAATATATACTCTTGACGGGTCGTAATACTCTCTCCCCTAATAATGCTGCGATGGTATCAGCGGCGCGCAGTGATGCGAACAAGGACGGTGCTCTCGTAAAAGTCATCGTGGGTTCGCAAGTGGCCAGCGAAGGTATTGACTTGCGGTTCGTGCGCGAAATCTACGTCTTTGACAGCTGGTTTCACTTGAATAAGATGGAGCAGGTGCTGGGCCGCGGCGTGCGCACTTGTAGCCATTCGCTCTTGGACAAGAAGGAGCGGAATACGACGATTTATTTGCTCGTGAATGTGTTGCCTGAAGAGGATGCCGAGACTGCCGATTTATATATGTATCGTGTGGCGATGAATAAGGCGATTCAGATGGGCAAAGTCTCGCGTGTTCTTAAGCGGTATGCGCTTGACTGTAATCTGAACATTGACGCAATTCTCATCCCTGCTGGTTCGCTGGACCCACAGACACAAGAAGATGCGCAAGGAGCTCCGCGCCAGGTAGAGTTCAATGATACTGAATTTACTGCGATCTGCGACTGGATTGATACGTGCACATACGAATGCGCCAAGAAGATGGAGAAGCCGATTAACATTGCGACGGCCGACCGCTCAACCTATGATGAATTCAGCGCGAAGTGGCACGAGGCCGAGCTGCGCGACGCGGTTCGCGCCATCTTCCAGGAGAATGAGCAGCCTGCGTTTCGGTTTGAAGAGATACGGGAGATTATGTCCGCAATTCCGACCTCGGCACTGCGCGGTCTTCTCGCAGATATCGTCGGCAATCACTCTTTCCGCATCAAGATTGGAAAGAAAGAGGGATATATTGAATTCCGCAACGGGTATTATCTGTTCCAGCCTTATGGCCTACTCGACACCAATCTTCCTCTGTCGCTCCGTATCCAGGACTATCCTGTCAAGCGCGATTCCTTCGAGCCGATTGTAGTCCAGATTCAGCGTGCAGAGGTGGTGGCGCGCGGTATTTGGCCCGCGATACTCCAGCTGGCTGGGGCAGTTCGCAGGGGCGAAGATCCGGCGCCGGCCCTTGCTGGCGTGAATGCTGGACTGGCCGAGCGTTACACGAATCCCGCGGAACTCATTAAGGAACAGCAGCACATTTTCGGTCTTCTCTGGTTTTATGAGACGATGCGTGAAAATGAGGGGTGGCGCGCCGCGCTGGCGGAGGCGTTTCTGGGACTCGTATGGGACGAGATTCTGCGGCCGAAGGAGCAGATGGAACTGCTACAGGATGAGACAGCTCGCAGAATCGGTGGGGAGCAGTTGCTGCGGAAGGGGTCGCGCGAGGCCTTCCGTTATATAGACGGGCAGAGTGGCGAATTGCGCTATCTGTGCGGTGACAAGCCGTGTGACGTGGCGGTTGCTCGACTGTTTGACGGAGATGCTGCAGACCCTCTGAATATGCTTCAGGCGAATACGGGCACGACGGGTGCTCTATATGGTTTCTTAGTTCCCAATCTGAAATCGGGCTATTTGACATTCAAGACAACGGATAAGCCGGCTACTGTAGGCAAGGTGCCTCCCAAAGGCGGTGAATGCGAGATTGTTACGCAGATCTCCTACCATTTTACCGCACTGGTGGAGCTAGGAAACTTGCTGGCGGCAGCTGGCCTTCCCCGTTTTGGACTTACACTGGCTGAATTCCAGGGGGCCAGAAAGTTCCAGAACTCGTCGCGTGCCTGCAGTTTGAAGAATGTGATTCTGCGCTGGATGAGTCTTATGAAAGTGGGAGGTCGCATCTGGTTCTTCCGCCCGGTTGCTGCTTATAAGTCAAAGCACCAGGTTCTGGCGAACAAGCCTAAGAAGGTTCGTGCGAAGAAGGGTGCGGTGGCGCCGGCAGAAGAAGGTAAGGAGGAAGTGTAGATATGTCTTCCAGGGAATCCTCCTCGGAGCCTCGTCGGATACCTTTCAGGGAATCCTCCTCGGAGCGGATACCTTTCAGGGAGTTCACCCTTCTCCCACTGATGGATGCAACATTACTTGACGAAGATAGCTACGAAGGCAATCCTCATTTAGTAGACAAGGCTCTCATCCTCGGACGCGATCCAAAAACAATCAAAGAGGCTCTGTATAAGGCAAAGGCCGTCTATATTCACGCCGCATCGTTCAACACATGGTCCGACATCTTGATGCTACTTCACAAACAGCGACCTCTCCCTCTTCGTGTTGTTCTTATATCAGGAACAGATTGCTGGCTGGACAATTCGCATATGGAGCTAGTTTCTTCTGTCCTCTCAAATACACACTTCTTCATACGCAACTGGATGGGCGACTTACCCAACTGCACAGTGATGCCAATCGGAACCATGGGTATTTATGAGGGTGAGTATGATAAAAACGAGAAGAAATATATGTTTGGGATTTCGTATGTCAGCAATAATAGTCCTATGCGCCAAGAGTTCTATGATTACTTGGAAACTGGGCCAAGTATTATCAAGTATAGAATGCCCAAATGTGAAGAGCAGGAGTTTTACGGGAGACTTGCGAAACTCCGATTCTCTGTATGCCCAATGGGGGCCGGATTTGACACGCTCCGCTTCTGGGAGTCTCTTACATTAGGCTGTATTCCCATCGTAAAAGATGACCCGTTTTATGATATTCTTGTTCGCCAATATCCCGGCCTTCCTATGATACGTGTGAAGAGTTGGGAAGACCTTCCCGATCTTGTAGATAGGCTTACAGAGGAATTATATGAAGAGATGGTGGATAAGGCTGATATATCCTGTGCTTGGGCTTCTTACTGGCTGCCTAAAATTGAGTCTTTATGTAAAGAAGAAGTAGGCAATGGAACACACAGCATTATTTGAAGAGCGCGCAAGCCTCACCTCCCGCGATTTGCGTGGAGAGATTACAGATATTGATGGGCTTCTTCTCCAGAAGCTTAGCACACGCATGGAGAATAAGTGCTCACGCCATGGATTTGTTCTTCCTGGGACGATGAAGATTCTGTCTCGCTCTATGGGCTATATTGAGAAGGGTCGTTTTACGGGTGACATCATCTTCCACGTGCAGGCTGAGGCGAAGGTTCTGAACCCTCCCGCAGGATTTACGCTGGAGGGTGTGGTGATTCGCAAGAATAAGATGGGTATGTATGTCTCTTATAATGATGCGATTCGCATTATTCTTCCCCGCGATCTTCACACTGGGGACGAGGCATTCGAGGCTATTCCGGTTGGCGCGAATGTGAATGTGGAAATCCAGAAGTCCCGATTCCAGGTGAATGATGCATATATTCTGAGCGTTGGACTGTTTCGTGGGCTTGCTACTGCTGTTGCTGCAGAGGCTGCTCCTGCAGAGGATGCTCCTGCAGAAGCTGCTCCTGCAGAGGATGCTCCTGCAGAGGATGCTCCTGCTAATGCCGCTTCCGTTAATGCTGCCCCCGCTAATGCCGCTTCCGTTAATGCTGCCCCCGCTAATGCCGCTTCCGCTAATGCCGCTTCCGTTAATGCTGCCCCCGCTAATGCCGCTGCTTCTCCAGCTTCCGAGGTCTCCGACGCCGAGGGGGACCTTGAGGTTATCAACAACGCGGAAAGCAATGCCTCGTAATGAAAGAAAATCTAAGTAGAATATGGAGGCACAGGAATATGAAGAGAGAAAATTACTTCTAGAAGAACTGAAGCGTCTTGTTAAAAGCGAACAGGAGGCTATTTTTCGCCTTCTAAAAAGCGAAAAGGCTGAATACAGTGAAAACAGCAACGGCATCTTTTTTGATGTATGCAAACTACCCACACCCGTCTTTAAGAAAATGAAGGAATATATCGTTTTCTGCTGTAAGAATCGCGACGAGTTTACACAGCGCGAAGAGGAAGAGCGTAAGGCACAGGAGGTTATTGACGGAACAGTCTAAACATTCGGCGCAGATATACTATAAAGATGCTTGATCAGGTAAAATCATGGATTGTAACGAACCCCTCTAGAGACGCAAGTGTCGCCCCTATAGAGATTCGTGTGAAAAGCGACACCGGCGATGTTTCGGCAGAGGCTATCAACGCACCAGGCGGTTGTATCGCAACCCCTCTGGATCCTCCCGGCCCAGTCTCTTTCTACCTCTGGCACACGGACCCCCTCTACAGAGGAGGTGGCCTGCTTCTCCGTCGCCAAATCCTCCGCGAGACTCTTGTCCAAATCGCAAAACTCATTGAGACGGACTGTAAGGGGCACCACTGGCGCCGCAGCAAGATTCTGGAGCAGCTCGCAGCACAGCAGACGGCAGCCGTCTCACCGCCTCAGGATACGATTGAGCTAGACGAGGCACTCTGCTTCGTTCTCGGTTACCAGAAGATCATAGTCGACGAGGCGCACAAGAAGATTCTCCATTTCCCCTTAAACTTCCGCCAATGGACGTCCGAGAGACCAGTATGGGCATCGGCCCTCGGCACACGGTGTGTTCTCCATCTTCCGGGCGAGAAGCATCTCAGCGCAGGACTCGGCATATGGGTTACCGGGCTAGAAGAGGAGGGTTGGCGCGTGGGCTGGCCAGTTCCTGATGAGAAGCTGGACGAGCTGAAGCGTCGCTGCCAGGCTGCGGGCCTCGTGCCTAGAGCTGAGAAGCCGAAGAAGGAGGACTATGCAGTTCTTCTTGGTCGCTCTGAAACAGTTGCTCATCTACTCTCCGAGTTTCCCTAAACGGTTTTCCCCTAATTTTGAAGGTTCTCCCGCCCAAAGGGAACTCTATCTAGGAGAATAGGATGGAACTCAATTCCGCTGAGGTCACACATTTGCGGAAGCGCATAGAGGATTGGCTCGTATCTCCTAACCAGGAGCTTGAGGCAACCTTTGGCGTAGACGGTAAAGTAGATGTGACTACGTTTCTTACAGTTGCAAAGCGGTTAAGGGCCAGGGGGTATCGCTCCATCGCACAAGAGGATCGGATGACGATTACGACACCTGACCATGTTCGTTTCAGTCTCCAGGGACTCGGCACAATCCAGGAGTATTGCAAGGACGACGTGCTCGCTGGCAAGAACTTCATCACGCTCATCAAGGACCGCACTGTTCCCGACGCGAATGTTGACCTCGTAGACTACGATGTGCGCGTCAAGGTTCGTCGTGAGATTGGTCTTGCAAACGATGACGCCAAGGTTCGCGACCTCTTTGCGAGCTGGAAGCAGCAGAAGAAGGCATTCCGCGTGATTCGTCGCTGGACGTTTGAGGGAGAGGGTCTTGTGCTTGACCTCTCCATCGTTCGGAGCACAGGGCGCGACGCAAACCGCAACTACCGCTGGATGCGCCTCTTCAAGGATCAGGATGTGATGGGTTCGCCGCCCGAGTATGAGATTGAGGTAGAGCTTGCGCGTATAGAAGGCGATACGGTGGACTCGGCTCTGAAGCGGCTTGTGAAGGGTGTAGGCGAGGTCCTGCGTGGAATCCAGAAGCACACGTTCCTCATGCGCAAGTCCGTGCGCGACAAGGTTCTGCGTGGCTATAAGGACCTCACTGGGACGGATCGCTTCCGTGGCGTTGCACCTGTTACAATGGAAATGCCGAATTTCCTCAAGGACCGCGACGACGGTGTTCCGAATATCCGCAACGGCTATAATGTGACAGACAAGGCTGATGGTCTGCGCGTTATGGCGTTCTGTGACACAAAGGGCGAGCTGTTCATGATTGACATGAGTCTCAACGTCTACAAGACGGGTCTGATGAATCAGGCGTGCCGCCTGTCTCTCCTAGACGCGGAGTGGATTACGCAGACGAGGGACGGCCGCGCCGTGTCACAGCTCCTCTTCTTTGACATTTACATTGATGTTGACAAGAAGGATGCGACAGGTCTTCCCTTCTATAGCCGAGAGGCCTCTGCAGAGACTCGGTATTCTAGCATGAAGCGGTGGATTGCGACGTGGAATGAGAAGACGGTGGTGGGCGCAGGCATCACGGCCGCCACGAAGCTCCAGGTCATTCTGAAGAACTTCTTCTTCGCGGAGGAGGGCGATTCGGCCATCTTCCTGGCCGCGTCGCAGGCACTGAATATCAAGGGCATCTACAACACAGATGGTCTCATCTTCACGCCAAACGCGAAGCCGATTCCCAAGGCGGCGGCCTTCCTAGACCAGTTCAAGTGGAAGCCCGCCCACGATAACACGATTGACTTCTTGGTGAAGTTTGAGAACTACACCGACAGTAAGGAGGAGAGAGTGACGGTGGGTGTGAAGCCGGATTCGGGTGAGACGTTGACCTACAAGACGCTGCGTCTTCTTGTAGGTAGCAGCACTGACGCGATGTTTGAGAATCCTCGCGCGGCTGTGCTCGAAGGGGTCAGACCTAAGCCCGCATCTCGCAAGGGTGCGGCTTACAGGCCTGTTCCTTTCAATCCTGCAGACTATGCCGATACGATGGCGAGCGTCTGCTATCTACAGATGGAGACGGACCCTGATACCGGTGAGAACTATGTTCTGACAGGAAAGTCCAAGGAGCCGATCCAGGACAAGAATATTGTGGAGATGGCATATGACCCTGCGCAGCCGCCTGGATGGAGATGGCAGCCTCTGCGTGTGCGCATGGACAAGACGGAGCGTATGCAGCGCGGCATTCTTGGGCGCACGCTCAACAGTAGCCAGACGGCGGAGAGTGTATGGAACAGTATCCACGACCCTATCACGGAAAGCATGATTCGGTCAGGCTCGGAGACGATGGGTGAGGCGGAATCAGAGGCGCTGGATGCGGAGAAGGAGGCGTCTGCCGCGGCTCGGCGCAAGTATTTCGAGCGGACGGCGACAGAGGCGGATCTACGGGTCGTGAAGGGTATGCGCGATTTCCACAACAAGATGATTAAGGAGCGCGTCCTCTATGGGGCGGCGTTCAAGCAGAAGGGGAAGACAGTGCTGGACTTGGCGGTGGGCAAGGGTGCGGACTTGCAGCGGTGGCGGCGCGGCGGCGTCTCCTTCGTTCTTGGATGCGACAATGCCGGCGACAACATCACGAATGCGGAGAATGGCGCTTATAGGCGCTATTTGGAGACGGTATCGAAGGCGCCGCCTGGCTCTGTTCCCACGATGATCTTCGCGATTGCGGATTCGAGCAAGCGGCTGATTGATGGAACTGCAGGCGAGACAGAACAGGAGAAGGATATCTTGCGGAGTGTTATGGGCCGGATTAAGCCGAGTGGTCCCGTCCCCCCCTTCGTGGAACGGGAAGGCACGGCAAAACTCAAGACGGGCGCGGATTGTGTAAGCTTAATGTTCGCTATTCACTACTTCTTTGACAAGAAGGCGACGTTTGACGGGCTTCTCCAGAATATCGCGGACGGTCTCAAGCTGGGTGGCCTCTTTATTGGATGCTGCTTTGACGGAGAGAAGGTGTTTGATTTGCTCAAGACAACGCCGATGGGTGGCCGGCGGACGGGCATGTATAAGGAGAAGTTGTTGTGGTCAATTGCGAAGCAGTATGACGCGGAGGCAATTCCAGAGGGCGACGATGCCTTTGGTATGGGAATTGACGTGGAGTTTATCAGTATCGGCACATCTCACCGCGAGTATCTAGTGCCGTTCAAGCTTCTTCAATCCAAGATGGCGGATATTGGCTGCGAGTTACTAGATGATAAGGAGTGTGCGGAGCTGGGGCTCAAGACGAGCACTGGCCTCTTCGGCGCGTCTCATGACAAGGATCGTTATAAGATGAATGATGCGGTTCAGCAGTTCTCGTATCTGAATCGGTGGTTTATCTTCAAGCGGAAGACTGAGAAGGTGGCCGCGAGCGAGGAGGCCGCCGCGCCTGTGACAGCAGCGACGGCGAAGAAGTCAAAGATTCGCATTGTATCCTCTTTGACTGCGCCTAAGAATGTTGCTTCTGTCGCTGCACCTGCTAATGCCGCTAATGCTAATGCCGCTAATGCTAATGCCGCTAATGCTAATGCAGCAGCACCTGTCGCTAATGCTGCTAATGCTAATGCAGCTGCACCTGTCGCTAATGCAGCTGCACCTGCTGCTAATGCCGCAGCACCTCCTCTTCCTGTGCTAGCCCCAATCTCAGATGCGGTTGCTAAGCCAGCAGTTGCCGCGGACCCTCTCCGAACGATAGCTGTTGCATCCGACGCAGCCCCCAAGGCATCCGAAATCTTTGGCGCCGGCGAAGTGTTCCAGTTCTACTCTCGCGCGGCTCTTCAGGATAAGCTCAAGATTGGAGACAAGAGCGCAGGTCGCTGGCTGGCGCCCAATGCGCCGTTCCCCCTCAAGGATGGGGATACCATCTATCCATCTCTTGACCACTACATAGGTGGAATGATGTATAAGCTTGCGACTACAATCCCGCAGACGGGTATCAGTCTGTTCAGTCGCAACGGCTCAATCCACCAGCAGTATGTGGGCCAGCGGCTCACGGAGACTGATGGCGGCACGAAACCTCTTCCTGAGGACCGCGACTATGCGCTCTTAGAGGATGAGTCAAAGGATGTGAAGGCGGCAATGCGTGCCGCCACAGTGAAGAAGTATAAGGGCGTCTTTGATGAGGCGAAATGGGCGACTGCGAAGGACCAAGTTCTCCGCGACGGTCTCACGCAGCGATGGGAGACGGATGCACGCCTGCGGCGTATTGTGGAGGCGGTGCGGAACCAGGGGAAGATCCTCTTGTTCTACACGCCTGGTGCGGCGACGAATATGGGCGGCATCCGTCGCGATGACGGAACAATCGAAGGGGACAACAAGGTGGGTGAGATTCTCATGAGCCTGGCAAAATTTCCTGGGAAGATATAGAATGAAACGTCAATCTCGTAGACGCTTAACCCGCAGAAGAAAACAGAAGGGTGGAGCAATTGATTGTAAAGTTATTGTTTTTTCTAAAGAAAAACTTACCAAGAAGACAGCGGATGATTTTAAAGAACTCTTAGAAAAACTTTCTAAAGGAAAAGTTAGTCTTGAAGAGGGTGGTATGTATAAATTTATGTTTGTTGGAGAAACCGGACTTCCTTCTAAGTATCATGAGGAATCAGAAGAAACCGTATTTGTTATAGAAACCCCCCCTGATTATTTAATAGTTAAAAATAAAACAAATGCTAAGCTTGATAGCGCCTTGACAAAATTAGAATATGAAATACGTGATAATATGGGTTCTATACCTCTTAAGCTCATTCCACCCAGTCATGGTTTATATAATCCCGACGGACAACTATTTTATGTGGGTATTATGCCAACTTAGAGTCCATACACTCCCATAAGAGTGCGATACTGTTTGGCCCACGCCATCCAGTTATTTAGAGAAACGCCCGACTGTTGAATCGCCCGTTTTTCTATGAGCTCAAAGAGCTTGAACTGCATTCCTATATTCACAGACCCATAGAGGGCTGGAAGGTCAGTATATGCTGGCTCTATCATTCTCGCAAGACGTATATTCACATCATGATGAAGATCCCAGAGCCATCTTGTTATCCAGCCTTTCAGCTGGTTGTAAGGTAAAGTATGAATACTTGAAACAGGATGTTCTTGTATCCATTTTTTGTAATGATCGCGGCAGACATCGCAAGGGAGCATAGGGCCGGTTGCTTGTAAGAGAGCAATCCAGGCACGCCGCTCATCTGCTTCAAAGAGGGGTGATACAATCTTACCAACCTTCTCTCCCAGACCATGAAGAATGGTCCAGACAAATGTTCCCCACTCTTTATTTTCAGGATATGCGGGCCCAGGTATCTGACACGCGCACGGCATCTAGAAGAGCTCCCGAAGTGTCTTTTTTGTTTCTGGCGCGGCGGCGCAGCGCGGCCCAGTAAAAATGAATGCGGCGGCTGGCTCCAATGTAGTTCACCATGGATACTCTTCTTATAATCTCAGCGGTTCATGAGGCAGTGACAGCGTCGGTTCCCTATGATATCGAGCATATTAGTAGAGCCTTCTATTTGGCCTATACGAATCTTCCTGTTGAAGGCGCCGTAAACTGGGGCGACGATATCACCAAGCAAAAACGCTTCATGACTCTAGGAGAAGCATTCACACTTATGTCAGAGCAAACGAAAAATATGGGCGAGCGTGATCCAATTCTTGACCGGTTTATCGGACATATCGCCTCGCGGTGTAAGGTGTCATATGATGTGATTGAGGCGGGTGCGAGGGGCATCTTTAATTCATAACTAGTAGCAGAAATGAGCATCGCGGGCCAGGTGAAACTAGCAAATGCCTCCATGCTGGGAATTTTTACTTTATATTTGATCGGACGAGGTGTATCCCCCGCCGTCATTGCCATCCCAGCGATCAGCTCTCTAAAATATGTCTATCTGTCTGGAAGTGAGTCGCCAGACAGACAGAAGGCCCACTATCTCTCATGGTTCCTTACGACACCCATCATGCTCTGGCTAATTTTTTCACTGAATCATCTGTCACTGGGGACCATGACCCTCATGATTCTTCTCAACCAGCTCATGATCGCCAGCGGCTACTTTGCTGCAGTGGATTTAGAGAAGGGTAATGAGAAATCCGCGTGGAACTGGTTTTGGCTGGGCTGTTTCGCATTCCTCCCCATCGTTTACCAGCTCCTCCAGTTTTCCGAGGGCCTTCCGCTGGTAGCCCTGACTCTCGTGACGTGGTCTGCGTATCCAGTAGTCTGGTGGGCGGATGCGGAAAAATTGATAAGCAGCGATACTCGTGACGTAAGCTACTCCTTCCTAGATTTAACAAGCAAGGCTGGCATCGTCCTCTTATATTTGCGCGAGTTAAAGGCTCTGTAGATAGTTATCTAGAATGCCCTCAGACTGGCAGAGCCTTGCTCGTGTAAACGAACATGAGCGCGACAAGCATGTCCACTTTGACGAGCCTACACACATCTATACTGTGAAGGGAGAGACGAAGGGATATATCAGCGTCACGAAGTTTCTACACGAGTTCTTTCCCCACTTTGATGCAGATGCTGTGATTAAGAAGATGATGGGCGGCAAGAACTGGAATGCGCAGAATAAGTGGTTCGGCAAGACGGCGTCTGAAATCAAGGCGGCCTGGGACGAGAACGGAAAGCAGGCGAGCGGCGCTGGAACGCTAATGCACTTGTCTATTGAGCAGTATCTGAATGGCGCTGAGCACCTTGTTACGGAGGAGACGAAGCAGACGCCCGAGTGGCGCTATTTTATGAACTTCTGGCGAGATCATGGTCACGACCTTGTGCCCTTCAGGACGGAGTGGGAGGTGTGGGCCGAGGAGTATCGTCTGACAGGCAGTATTGACATGATCTTCTACCGCAAGTCCGACGATTCGTATGTGATTTACGACTGGAAGCGGTCGAAGGATATCAAGGTCAATAATGACTTCGGAGGTCGTGCACTGTATCCGCTTGACCATCTTCACGACACGAATTACTGGCACTACAGTCTTCAGCTGAATGTGTATCGCTGGTTTCTGGAGACCTACTATGGTCTTAAAATCAATGATATGTATCTGATTGTTCTTCACCCTGACAACAAGAACTACCGCCGCCTCCAGCTGAACAGGATGGACGACGAGGTCGGCATTATGATGAAGGCGCGGATGCGGGCTGTGCGAGGCGGTTGCAAGCAGAAGGTGATTATGCCGTATCCTGAGTGTGATATTACAGACTAGTCCTCCCGCTCACAGTGGATGGCTAGTCCTCCCGCTCGAGGAACTTTTTCAGTTCGCACTGGGCACATACATCCACCTCGGGAGCCACATTGCCCATATTCTCCTTGAAAAGCTTGTTCAGGCTCCTGGACTTCAGTGTATTCCTGTATTTCTTAACACGCATGTAGTCATTCGTGCTCAGATTTACACCACTCGTGCGGATTCCAGCAAGACGCTTGATATTCGCCATCTGCGGCGCCTTTCCAAGAGTGCGCGTGAGGTTATTACGGGCCCTGGTCTCCGCGAGGGCGAACTGGACCTTGGCCCTTTCCTTCGCCTCCAGCTTCACAGCCTTCTTTTCCGCCCGCGCCGTCTTGCGAGCAGCCACATTCTGCTTGAGAACCGCCTTGAGCTCAGCCTTAGCTGTGCGCCGGGCGGTCTTTGAGTTATTCGGGTTATTCACCTTCTTTACCGCCGCAATCTGGGCCTTCATAGCCTTCTGAAAGGCGCGCTCCTCATTGCGCTCAGCCTTCTTAACAGCCTTCTGCGCATTCGTCTCGGCCTTCAGCTTCGCCTTGACCTCATCACCAGCGGCCTTCTTCGCCGCCTTGAGCGCGTCCTTACCAGCCGCCTTCACAGCCGCCGCAGCCATAATATTCTTAAAAAACGCGCCCTCATTTCTCTTCTGCTTGCGAGTCTTGAGAAGGCCAGCCACCTCGGTCGCGAGCGGCTTGCGGCCCAGCTTATTTGTTAAATTCCGCACTGCGGCAGCTTTGGCATTGTTCTCCATTCTAGTAAGAGGCGTGTTTTTTACCAAGCCGCCGTCTCAGCAACGCGCCAGCCACCTTCCGCTCCGAGAGAATGAAATACTTCTGGGCCTGCTTTGGAAGGTCAGCAAACACAGGAAGCTCCCCTGTAGCCGGGTCACGCACAAGAATCGCCGGACCTGAATCAGTCAGAACAAGAATGAAATACTTGGCCGTTTCTGTCTTATACTTAAACTGCTTGAAGATGGGGGTAGGCGGATCTGTTCTTATGTCTATCTGCGCGACCGACATCTTCGTTGTCCGCATGAGCTCATCAAGCTGCGCCTCCGTAAATGCATCATCCGAGGCGGGCACAGCCCGAATCATGGCAAAGAGTTCAGCCATCGGGGCGCGCAACAAGCGCATGGCAGTGGTGGCACGGTCCTCCTTATCCAAGAAGGTCTCAAGCGGGGCAGGCAAACTCGTATCCTCATCCAGCGGCACAACCTCCTCTACCACCGCGCTGGACATTTCCTCAAAGTATCTCGGCGCCTCCTCGGTAGACCGCACCCAGTCTCCGCGCAACCGCTCATACCACGCCGCCGTGTTTTCAGGGAGAATTTCCTGGTCTCCATCCACAATCCGCCGGTCAATCGTTCCAGTCTGCGACACATCATCATCAAAGAGTTCGCGCCGCTTCTCCGCAAATCGCAGAAGTTCCTCAATGAGCTTGAAGAAGAGTAAGTATTTGATATCCACGTCTAGGTTTTCTACGACCTTGTCTTTGGGTGTATGAATAAGACACTGGCCCTCAGACCCTTTCGTATTCCAGACACAGCGGCCAGAGCAAGTGCCCCTATCCAGCGACGTGCAGTCAACGCGCTGAATTGTAGGGCGGCCCTCCGCATCCGTGTCTGAGAACCACCCCAAGACATCCTTGCTCAGATATGTATACAGCTCCTTGCGCTTCTCGGCCAGCGACGTTCTGCGAACACCTCTATCGTCGTCGCCATATATAATCTTCTCAAGCTCCTTGCGGACTTCGCCTGTATCCTCCTTCTTTGAAAGCCATTTCGCAAACGTGATTCGCAGGTGTTCAAAAATGTCCGAGAGCTCCTTGGACGTGAGAGTCTCAGCATCCCGCTTTTCTTCTTGCACGACTGCCTCGGACCGCGAGAGACCGAGAATCTGCTTGTTCATCTCCCACTCCAGTTCATCAGGAGACTTCTCCATGGCTGGAAGTGTATACTCATCCTTCACGTAAAAATAGGCGTCGCCCTCCTTTACGAGGGTTACCGGTAAATTCCTCTTGATGGGCAGAATCGAGTTGTTTCTCAGTAGCATGGCAAAAATCCTCGCCTTTTCACCCTCTCTCTGATACCAGACTTGGACCGGCTTATAGAGGGGTTCGCCCTTCAATGTCTGAAACTCTCTCTCATTTGTGATATATGTCTCATAAAACTCCAAGATGTCTTTGGGAGCCGCGGTGGGATTCAGATCGCCCCAGTCCAAGTATATGGTTGTTGCTGGAAACAAGTGACCATCGTCAACGCACGGAACAGGTATGAGCCCGTTTGTCGTTTTAAATACGAGCGCGGCCAAGTGATTGTAGGGGTCGCGCAGAATGCCGTTAAACTCTACATCCTCATTTGCTGTAACTTTATTATATAAGACGCTAGAGGGGACCAGCATTTTCTTGCCAACCTGGCGACTCGCATACGAGAGTCTGGGATCCGCGACGCAGATAGATTCGAACTCGCGCTTTCGCTCCTTCACAATCTTGGGCCAGTTAATCTCCTCCGCATCCTTCTTCCACCCCTGCTGAAAGAAGAGTGTGTATTTTCCATTCATAACGTGGAAAATCGGCTCCCAGACGCCAGAGTGGTGATGAAGAAGGAATGCGACGTCATTATTTGCATGAACACCCTTGTTAAATCCATAAGGCGGACAGCGCACATGGAGCTTGCCACCAGCATCAATATCCAGAACAATGAACGTGATTCCTGGTCTCATACCATCCTCTGCATCGTCCATGTTCGGCATACGAAGAATGAAATCGGGCTGTGCAAGAAGGGATGCGAGTTGTCTGTATTCCTTCATCGTATCATCCTTCTCAACCCAGCCCTTTTTATAGCCCTTCTCAGAATCTAAGAAGCCCATGAAACTGTTATAGCTGATATAGAAGCGCTCAACGACCTTGCGCTTCTTGGGGCCAGGGATCTGGAGGAGGCCGCCCCAGTTATTGATGTCAGTCCCTTCTAGCCACCGCTGCATGAGACCAACTGGCGGAGTTTTCATATGGATATCATAATATTCCAAGAGGAAGTTGCCATAGTTGAGCTGGAAGAAGACGGCCGGCTGCGTCTGGAGGGACTGCTTGATGAGCGCCTTCATCTCGCGCGCACTGCGCTGCATATAGAAGGGCGCAATCGCGGCCATAAAGCTGTCAGTCTTGAAACGGGCGCGATTCTCAACGCCAATGCGCAAGAATCCCTCGGCGTCAGGCTTGAGCTTGTGGGGCGTCTTCGGATTGATAAAGTTGGAGATGTCCTGTTTGAAATATTCATCGAGAACCGGTGGAAGAAGGCCGATCTGGGGACCCTCTATCTCATCAATCTCAAGAGGAAGCTTCTCGGACCCCACAATGTATTTGGTGAAGGCGCGGGCCATATACGCAATATACGGTTGCTGGGGGAACATGGGTTCGTCGCGCTTGCGGATTTCAGG